TTGGCCGGCTTCTTCTTAATTGCCAAATTCACCGGCTGCTCTAAAACGAAGCCCCACTCAATATAACCTGATGCTTCCCGGGGAGTCCTTATAGCTCTTCGTACCTTATCCAAGATTATAGTCGTCTTCTCCTTCTTATCATCGATTCGACTATCCGTCCTGTCATCTCCTATTAGTACCACATCTATGGTCAATTTTACAACCCCATTCTCAGCTACGTTGTTCTCTTCTTCCCTCATACCGCCATATAATATTCCAGCAGAAGGCATTCCAATCTCCCTTGACTGATCTACAAAGTCTGCTTGACTGAATACATATATGGCTGCATTACCAATCTCTGATACTGTTTCCAGTGCAGCCTTAATATCCTCTACGGTTACTGTAGCCCAATCTATTGGCTCTCCCATTACTTTATCCTCCTGTTATATTCCTCTATCATTATCTTTCGGGTCATTGTAATGTCGTCATCCCCAAACCCTAAAAACTTACGCTCAATCATCCCATCCGTTCCTTCTTGGTGCCTTCTTGCGTATGGAATATCTGTATATAATACTCGCCCGTTCCTGCCCTCTGTACGGACCTCAAGGGAATGGAAGAGGTCACCCGTATTAAATAGAGTTCCCCCGTCCCGACCTTCCCCCCCTTTACTTACATCTGTTCTACGTCTCTTAGCTGCCATGGATTCTGGCCATGCTTTTCCATCTGGGTCTTCCTGCGCTAAGAATCGTTTCTTATTGTTTCTGAATACAACTGCTATGGACCTATCCAATATCTCACGTATCCCTTCCTCTCCAACTGATGCAGCTTTCTTAAGCATCTCGTTGACTGCATCTGTTTTATAGGATATTTTTACGCTGCTCATGCTACTGCTTTAAGAGCTGCTGGATACCATCTCATCAGTTGCTCAATTAGATGTGCAATAGGGAAGGGTTCTTCATCTGAATCATTACTATATCTATATAGATTCATGGCTTGGAGTATTGCTACTTCTTGCAACCTTTCGGGTACACCTGTAAAGACCCCGTTGGATATCGTAAACCCAGAGTTATACTTTACCTCGAAGAAATACGTTCCGGTTCCAATGTCTGTAAGGTCTATTTTAACAGTCCCTTTAAGGAGGTCTGTAATGATGTTCTTGTCTGCTACTGCTACGCCCTCAGTGTTCAGCTCTGATCGTACTGAACCGTACTTTACAGATGTAATGCTGTTCACATACCCGTTTTTTAACCCAAGAGTAGGCATGCCTGCCTGTGCATTTTCATATCCACTCCTCAAATAAAAAACCTCAGTGTGATCTCCAACTGCGAAATCATCCTGTAGCATATGGTCTTGTAAATGGAGGGTAGCGGCACTTAACACATCAGTTATCAGTGCGTTGACTTTTACGTTATCACTCGCTGTCAATCTGGCTCTCACCTTCGCTACTGTTACTAACCTGTCCATACCACTACCCCCCGTTTGCAATTAATGTCAATCTTAGACTTCTATTTCACCTTTACCTGCTGGTCCTTTTTCTTTTTTTGCTGCCTCTACATCAGATTGAGACATCTTCTTCTGCTTCTTAGGCTTTTTAGCCTTAACCCTTGTCACTTTGGCCTCAGGCTCTGGGTCTGCTTCAATTACAACCTCACAAAAATAGAACTGGCCGTGATTGTCTTGGAGTTCCAGAAGTTCTTCCGCCTTTTTTACTGGCAGTTCGTACACTTTCCCACCTTTGTAGGTATCATTCTCTATGCCGTAGTGATTCCTGCCTTCTTCCAGCATTACGTGCATTGTTGTTGCCTTGTCTTTTTCTTTTGTTACTATCATATCTTCCTCCCTGATTTACGTTATAAAAGAAGGGGGCTCCTCTGAGCCCCTTTCTCGGTTTACTTACAAAGCCCTTACCCTACGATGAGGACGTTTACCTCTGAGGTAGCCGCCCAGTCGGTGCTGCCCCCGTTACCCAGTGTGACAAGCTTGTTAGCTGCGTCAATGGTATACGCACCGTCCCATGCAACGGTATCCCCTGAAGAGTCCCTTATATGAACAAAAGCCTCAACAGGTGTGAACGGTACCACTATGTGAAGACTCCCTATGAGAACTTCCTGCGCTGTTGGTGTTCTTGCTACGCTTGCTACATAACCAGAACCTTTGTCTCGGTCACCGGCTGTAGTAGCCTCAATGGTGTTATCACCACCTGACAAGTCTTCTGAAAATACCACGGCTGCAGCACCTATTACAGTCTGCTTGAACAATATCTCGTTTACAGATATTGCTATTGCAGCAAGTCCCTCAGTACCTTCAGCATTTACAACTGCCACTAGGGCTGCTGAGAATACCGTTGGTGTGAGTGTTGCTACCATGCCTACAGGTATCGTGGATTCAGCTGCAATACCATCACCCTTATACATTGCTGTAGTGGCTATATGCGTTGCTGCTGTGGTGCCTGAATGACCCCTACTTGCTACAAGGTTGTCGGTATCAGTGGCGGGTACATACGTGACTTTGAGAATCTCATTCTCCAACCTAAAAAGCTGCCCTACTATGAGGCCGTGGGCATCAATGTTAAACTTCTTTTCAGTTACAGACGTGATTGCTGTGTCAAGAGTCTTGGTAGAATCTGTATTCACTATCTCAACTTCATATACGTCGGCACCAAGAGTTACGAACTCGTCAGCCACAACATCAGCTGCAAGCCTTAGGACTGCCGAACCATTGATGCCGGGAACAACTGCGTTAGCAAGTTGATGTATCGCTTTTCCCTTTACTGTCTCTTTGGAGACTGCACTAATCTGGTCCATATCTTATTCCTCCTTAATCGAATTTTGAAAAAGAGCAGGAGGCTTTTACACCTCCCACCCATGGTCAGGGTTTACTTAGGAACCGATGTTGGTATATTCAACACAGGCCAGCTCTTCTTCAATCTTGAAGTCAATCCTTGCAGTAAGGACTATAATAAACACCCTTGCTGAGATATCCTTCGCAACTTCAACGCTGATCTTCCTCTGAATACCCATGATGAAGTTCTTCGGGTTCGTATAGATACCGGAAGCTTCAGGCATGAGGCCTACAGGCACGATGGAAGAACCGAAGGCAGCTACCGGAGTGAGACCTTCGGCAAGCTGGTCACCTCTTGATGTCTCCCTTGCAGCGTATACGTCCCTATACTCAGTCTCCTGATTATGAGAAACGAAATGCTTGAACTGGCTTCTGTTCCTCAAGTAGGCAGGAGGCATTGCCTTCACACCCTTCTTGAACATCGCCCTGTCAATGGTAGCCGTAGCCTGATTTACCGTGTTGCTGGTAATCTGCTTCAACCAACCATTATTAAGAGCGAGGAAGTCATCACCTGACTCGGTGTCCCCTAGAAGTGCGAGCTCTTCCATATCAAGGGCAGCTCTCTCCGCTATAAGAGCCATGATGGTATCCTTGAATCCACCTTTAACAGGCTGAGCAACTGAGTTTTCCCCTGCAAGGTTAAGGTTACCCCTCTCAATGTTGTCCTCTATGACATCATAAGGAAGCCTTACTTCCGCTATAACCTCATTCGTGTCAAGAGTTACCTTCCCAAGATCGGGCTTGCTTCTGTCACCGGATGATAGGCCTGTGGCCGCAACCGCTTTCTTGAGGATTCTGCTCCCGAAGCCGATCTTATTGATCTCTCTCTTCGGGCTGTTCATTGCCACAACCCTTGCCTGATTCAGGATGGTTGGTGCAAGTATCAAGTTTCTGATAAAACTGTTACTCTGCTCAGTTGTGAGCAAACCGCCTGAGGCAAGATCGCCTATTACCATATCCGCTTTCTGGATTAGTGCCTGATTGTCCATTTTATGTTCCCCCTTATTAATTATTTAAAGTTTAATATACTGTTACGCTATCTCGAAGTTGAGGGCACTATCAAATATGCCTTCCTTTTCTTCTGTTTTCTGCGCTTGCACATTTGTACCGTCCAGCTCGCCTGCCCCCGTATGAACCTTACCACTCACCGCCTCATCAGCTGACTTAGCAAGTTCTGCAGTTGCATCCATTTGGGTCTTTAGGGCATCCGTGCTTTTGGTCACTTCCGCCTGTGTTGTCTCAATGCCTGTTACCTTTGTACTGAGTCCGTCTATGGCTGTTGTAACATCACTCATCACCTCAGTAAGCATTAAGGATATACCAGCCTTCAGTTCCGCAGAGAGGCCCTCACTCTTTACTACAGGCTCACCACCTGCATCAGTACCGGCATCAGCACCAGCGGTATCCGTATCACCCTTAGTAATGCCATCCCCTGCATCTTCAGCGCCCCCTGCAACAGCACCGGCTTCATCCCCCACCTCACCATCGGCTTTTACAATCGGCTTACCACCAGCACTAGCCCCAGCAACCTTGTCATCCTCTTTTTTGGCGACGGGCTCCTCGGTGGAGAGCATAGGAACTTCCATCTTCTCCATCTTGATAGCAGTAACCGGAATAGCATTTGCAAGGCCGGTCACATACTTGCTATACTCATCTGCAGCCTTACTTATCTCCATTATGGTATCCGTACCTTCAGCATAAGCAATATTGTACAAAGTCTCCATAAAGGATTCTGTAGCCATTCTTACACCCGGGAAGAAGCCACTTTTCTGCACATTCTCTGTGAATGATTTAGAGTCTGGCCACGTCTCAAATCCCTTAATAAGAGCTACAACGCCATCAGAGAGTTTAACGCTTTTGGCGCCTTCCATATCGGTGTCATACTTGAGCACTGTTGCTCCATCCACTTCGGCTGCTTCGAGTGGTTCAGGCATACCCATGTCAAGCAGTAGCGCCCTGAACGCATCAACATCAACCCCTTTTACTATCGCAAGCCCAGCAATCTGTGGCCCTGCTGGTGCTGCATCCTCCTTTTGGAACATTTTTAGAAAATTAAATTCGAGCATACCCTTGTCCTCCGATTTTATTATTCGGAATGGAATCATGTTCGCACCTCTACCCACTAGAGAAATATGACCTACCTTAACATCTGAGAGCTTACGGGCTCTTACCTTTATTTTTGGCATTTCAATATCTCCTCTACGAATGAGTATCTGTGAGAATGGTCACCCATATCCTCTGTTTTGGTGCCTCGTTTAATGACGTGGACTCCCTCATGATTTTCATCAGGTACAGTTTCGCCACCTATTAAGACCCCCTCTGGTGAGAACTTCAATATGTAAACGTGCGTGTGGCCTTCAGTTTCATATGTTCTCCCCTCCAACTCTTCAGGTACATTAATCTCTATGTCCTCATACGTGGCAGTAGCTGCACCATCCATGGAAAAGCCATTAATCTCGCCCTTCTTCACTTTGGTCCAAATATCCACATCCGAGATATGAATCCCGACTACCCACGAACCTTCGATAAAATCCTCATCACCCTTACGGACAATGAATGATTCAACCACAACAGCATCTACCAGCTGATGATCATGATTCATGTCTATTGAGTCGAGCGCCATACTACGCATAAAGTCGTGTCCCATTTTACGTATCTCTACGGCATCCGTGAAGTCCCCTTGAGTATCTATCATGTCCGGGGCGTACACTTCGCTGTAAACAATTTGTAATTCGTCATCGAATTTTATAAATTTCGTCTTCATAAAAAGAGTATCTCACAGCTCCTTTTAAAAACGCAAGACTTTTTTGCAATTAGTTGCACTTTATTTTCGTGGTAGGTTTTTGCAGTTAATTGCAAAAGGTGAGGTATTACTTATTGAGTGGTGCTATGACACTATCTCTAATGAGGTTACATAGGTAGCGGTCTTCCGTCTGCATCCAATCCTAATAGGAATAATGCATCAGCGGTATTCCCTTCTGTTAATAGTACTTCAGCTTCTAATACCTTAGTAGCACTGGTGAGTGTACTAATCTCAAGTGCTATATTTGCTAGTAGTACCTGCTCTGTTACTGTTTGAGTCATTGACCCCATGTCTATGGTATCTATAGGTGTCTGAGTCTCGTCATAAGTTATTACATTTCCTATGTAATCTAACAGCCCTCTACATCTTGGATGGTACGGTGGAGTATCCCATCCCGCCTTAACCAAGTCCTCAGAACTCATACCTCGTAAGTTGGCTATAGCATCTTTGTTCTGTTTAGGCCATGGCGCCATGCTTCTAAGGTCTGCTGGGTCGTCTACTCTTAAAAGGGTATCCACCTTTTCGTAGGCGGTCTTAACCTCAAATACTTTTCCATGCATGGTCCTACAAACTGGACATGTTCTGTTATCCAACTGCTCATTAACAGCATACTTGGTTACACCTGTAGCTCGTGCTTCTATTAGATATCCATACCCAGCCAGTCGGGCCATCTGTAATGATGAGCCTATATCAATTAAGGAATTACCAGTTGTCTTAATCTTAGGGTCAAGAACATCCTTCATACGTATCTTATCCTCCTCTCCCTTCACTACATTAGTACTGTACTCCGCATCCTCCTCTGCCAATCTTATAGCCTCTATCTCGTCAAGGGCTGCATACGCTGCCTTCTTTAAAGTGATGTTGGCATTTTCCAGCATCAACTTATATTGCTTTACAGCCGGTACTACAATTGAAGGAACTTTGTCCCCTCTAGCTATGGAAGTTTCCTTGGCCTTCACATTAAGTCTAGTAGCCCCAAATAGTAGTGCAGACGTAAATAAAAACTTGATGTAGCTATGCTCTCCTGCCATAATTTTAGACAAGTCCATAGTCTCTATGATCTCCACCGCCTTAGTGACATCATCCTTATCAAGGGCTGCAGCAACCTTGGTAGTAATCTTGGTAGCGTATTTGTCCCACTTCGGTCCTAGTCTTCCTGACATCGACGCTTCTAGTGAAAGATATGCTTCTACCTTAGGCATGCTTGTCTCCTGTGATTAAAGCAGTGGCACAACACCCAATCTCTTTCATCCCTTCAGTATCATGGTGTGTATCTGTGTATATTCTACTGGCAACGATACTATCAAATAAGTCCCTATCTGCTTTGGTCATACTCTTCATCCTCTTCTTTAGGGACTCCTGCTCACCTTTGGTGAATTTCTTCTTGGAGCCATCAAGCCCTGCATACGCTGTGTATTCCGTGGCCAACTCAAGGACATCGAATGAATCCATCTTCTGAATCCCTGTTGATTTTGCTACAGCCCCGGTAGTCGTAGTAGTCGATTCTGCTGCTTTTGCACTTACGGATATACCCTCCTCCGTAAAGGGTAAGGTTGTCCCGGTGGCTTCATTGATAGCGTCTATCATATCCTCGCCACTCACGGACCCAAGCTTACTGGCTAAGTCTAAACCTTTAAGTTGACTCTCTCTGTCTTTAAGTGTAATGGGCTTACTAATATATTTAAAATCCCCAAAACCTAACTCCTTCAAAATCGTTACAGTCATTATCTCGTCAAACTCCACCCGTTCTGGAGCGAAAACCTGAGACTCACCTATCATGTAAGATGTGATCGCGGTAGCATGCGTATAATCATCCGTTCTTCCTACGAATAATGGCGGCAGTCTAAAAGACGACCTTACTCTTTTCTCACTATTCTCATCGTACTTCTCGAACATAGAGTCCTGCTGCTTCTCTGACCCGAACCTCTCTACCTGTACCTTGACACTACCTTTAGAGTCAAGCCCACCTGAGGTACTCATTACCTCTACTACTGCTGCTTTATTCTTCTTCTTTGCCTTACCATCCAACATATTCTCAAGTTGAGTCTTGGCTCCTGTTACAAAGGCTCCTCCTTCAACTATAATTAAAACTGGGGGAATTCCACCACTACTGAAATAATCAAGATTAAGCTCTTCTGCTGCTCTTGAGCCCAAAACTGATGGTAGCTGATTCAACCATCGGGGTAGTCCATAAGGCGTATTCGTATCTTTATTTACTGTCAAGTGGATAACTTCTGTACCTCTTTCTGCTGCTGCCAGATCAGAACCTTTCTCTGCCCACTCTCCAGTACTCTTATTAATATCTCTGGATGCATTAAACTCTTTGAAATATACAGTAGTCGTGCCTATCTTTTGTACAAAGACTCTCTCTCTTAGAAGTACTTCAACCTCAAAATTCACCCCGTTCCGCATAACCGATCTTTTTACTGGGACTGCCTCGGCTAATCTAGCACATCTCATAGTTGTTACATCTATAGGCTTAAGGAATATAATCTCTCTTTTTGCATTTCTCATTACCTCAAGGAATGCATTACCTGTAGACTCCAAGTCCCTCCTTAGTGCTCTACGTTGTGTCATAAATGATTGACCGGGGAAGGGTTCAGCAAAGAAATCTAAAGCTGCATCTATCTGAGCCTCTTCCGCAGCGGTCACTTTTTCATCATGTTTAGGTTTAATGTCTGCACCTGTGCCATCTATATTAACTTCCATGGCTGTAACACATTGTCCTAAAGTGTTATTCTCCTGTGTCAGCTCTATCAGGGTCTTGAATACATACGGTGGTTCTATTACAGTTCCTTCTCCAGTCGCCCCACTGTAATACGATAATGCAAATTCATCTTCTGATAAACCTGCCCGTGACTCAATGGTGTTGTCCCCCTTTATAAGACTCACCTTTGTATCAAGCTTGTCTTGAGGATTCTGTGTGCTCCCCTTCCCTCTAGCAGGGGTTTTCTTATCTGCACTCTTATCCACCTTTTTAATCATCACGTCCTCCATTTGCAATTAATTTCACGCAGCTTCCATGTACTCTGCATAATCAACCAGATCAGCGTAGTTGTCTCCTACCTCTGCATCCGTAATAAACTTAAGCTGGGGCGTCCAGTTGAACACCTCCTCCAATGGAAGATTCTCCATAATATCCTTCATTCTGGGTACCCACACGTCGATCATATCTTCTTTTACATAAGCTGTCAAGGAATCATGTGTCATTCCCCAAAATCTACAGCTGTCAGGCGTCCCATACTGCTCCTTAAATCGAGATAAGGACCAACATGACAGGTCACTGAGGGCTGATTGTATTGGACTGTTTATGGCCTGTCTCTCTGCGCTGGAGCGTGTAAGACCATCCCTACTATTAATCAATGGCAGATGTCTAATCCGTCCTAATGGTGACCGTACAAATCCCTGTAGTTTCGCATGAGTAATGTACTCCCTGTGGTAATCAATCAACTCTGGGTATAATTCAAAGAATCCATTCCGCTGCTGCTCTGCTTCCATCTCTGTCATGACTACACCATAAGTATCATAAGCAAATTCCTTATAGCCTTTTGCACTCATACCATAAATTAATCCGAAGTTACCGGCCTTCCCACCTTGCCTAATGACCTTCATGATCTTCTTATCACCCTCGTCTTTAGACTGCATCATCGCCAGTGCATCTTCAAACTCATACCCGTTCAGCATGGCACCTGTCTTTAGGTGTAGGTCAAATCCTGCTGCATAGGCTTCTATCATAGGTTTAGAATTAGCTACACAGGCAATTACTCTAAGCTCTCCCTGAGAGTAATCCCAGTTCACTATCTTGTATCCCGGTGGTGCTGTGTATCCACGTCTCAACTTATCAGCCCATTTGGTATGTTTTGGAATTGTTTGACAAGCTGGGTTTTTAAAGGATAGGCGGCCGGTTACCGTCCCTGACTCTCCTTCATCCCCTCCCACATCCCCTTTATATAGTACTGCGGTCGGGTGCAATCTATTATCTGGCCTCAGGTGTTTCATGAATCCTACCACATAAGTACTTAGCGTTTTGGATGCTGAATTGTAAGCGTTATATTCGTCCATGAACGCCTTAGCCTCTGGGACATGGGTAAATAGTTTCATATGTTTTTTATTCGTCGAAGGTATTCTGTCCTTCATCGGCAATTTCTTAGTCTTGTCCGTCCACATCTGGGGTGTCAAGTTCAGGCCTTTCTTGGTAAACATAAACTCCTTAATAATTGCTGGCCTTGTCAGCTTGAGATTATCAGCATACTTTCCAGTTATCCGTCTTGGCATTTGCTTGAATGCAATCTTCTCTAGTCTCGCAAGTTCTTTCTCAAGCTCCTTCTGTAGCTTCATGTAGTATGGAACATCAAGAACAATCCCTTCTATCTCCATATCCTCGAAGGCTCTTCCTGCTGGATGTATCAGCCTTGTGTACAGGTTTACAAGTGCCCTGTCCTTAAGTAATTCCTTAGCAAATACATTCCTTACCCGTAGGCCAGCATCAGTATCCCCGCCAGCGTATGTAAGCAGATCATCCTTAGGCACCAAGTCCATCCTCGACTTATCGTGTGTGTTGTTGAAGTAGTCATCATACCCTCCCATATCTGTTGCTATTTTTGCGTGTGTATTTAGGCCATTCAGTCTGTTCTCATTTAACAGTGAGCCGACAATAGTACTGTCAAACTTAAAGTTGCTGCATGACATACCCCACTTAACCCTCTCCCATACCAAGTCATACTTGAGATTAGCCCCACACATCGATATATCTTGGCAGTTCATAAGCCAGTTAATCTGCTCATATAATTTATCACCTTTATTGGGTTGGTCGTCAAGCCCCTCGAAGTATACAAGGTCTGACTTCCCTTCTCTGTAACTGAATGATATTGATACAATATGAGCACTCGGGTTAAACGATACAAGCCCTACTGTTTCAAGGTCAGTACAAACTGACACCCTCCCCTTACTCGATTTAATTCGTTCTTTAACCTTAGCAATCAACTCTGTGAAATCATCAACCCATCTATAGCTACCTACCTTGGGCTCTATACTGCCAGTATTACATTGCCTCATGGCCAGTCTTACATCAATGGTGAGGTCCACATAAGATGGATAATGTATCTCCGATATGCCGGGAGAATACGAGATCATCAAACCGCCTTGCTGGTACGGATGTATCTTGCTTCTCAAGGAACCTGTCTTTCTACCCTTCGGTACAATACCAGCTTCTTGCAGTAATTCTAAGGGCTGACTTCCCAACGCAAAAAGAATATCCCCGGGATTTATGTCGGGGATTTGGCCTTGCTGGAATGGTTGGATTGTGTAGCTGACACCTTGTTTGAGATACTTACCAAGGATACGATCTATTTCCTGTTTCTTACTCTTGCTCCAGATTCTTAGCAAATCATTACCTCCCACTTCAATGTTAGGGTATCAAATTTAAACGACTGTACTATGCCTCTAGCAAAGCCCTTCATGACCGTCTGTATTTTCATATTGCTTGTACTGAAATTGTATCTGTTCTTCCTTGGTGCTGCTCCGCCTCCTAGCTTATCTATCACAAGGTTACCATCTATCAAGTGAAGAATAGTCACCTCGTTATTATTAGTATCATATTCGGACGTAATAATCAAGTACAAGTTACCTTTGACATGACATAGGATACCGCAACCTGCCTCATCTCCTTTAACTCCCCACGCCCCCATGACCTGCATCTTAAAAGTCATTGCTGTGTTGGGCACCTGTATATTCACACTACCTGTCATGGTGGTAATGTTTCCTTCTTTGTAGCGTAATTCTATTTGTAGCAAGTCAGCCAGCTTGAATATAGGCTCCATCAGTCCTCCTACAATTTAAGTTCAGTGTATTGCATGTTACCGTTTACGAAACTGATATCATACGTTGCTAAATATACTCCAATCCAAGAGCACCTAAATCTTCTAACATTCTTCGCAATAGCCTTACATTTCCAAACAATCTCCTCGCCACCAATACCGGGGAACATGTCTCCTTGCTTGAATTTCTGGTCTACATTTATCTCGTTGAACTGTGCCTCAGTCATATTAAACTCCTTGTCCAAATAGTTGATCTAACTGCGGCATTGGTGTGGTAAACGGTACACTCATTGAGGCAAGCAGTGCCCCTACCGATTTCTTTGCCAGTGCCTTATCCTCTGTTTGCAAATGCATGGAAGCATATTTTCCATGTAGCTTAAAACCTGCTGCAACCAGTGATTCTGCGTGACTATCTATCGCCCCTTCCACCCTGAAGGATATAGCATTGTTCTTAAGTCTCACCGCTGCCTTAAGTGTTGCACAGAGTCCTACTACATAATATATTGAATCGGGGGATGACCCTTTAACTCTCTGGTACAATGCAGTTGCGTCTACCAAGTCCAAGGGAATCGGATTAACTCCTATTGGACCTTTAGTCTTTGGGTTCCCGAAGTATACCTTACCATCTTTATTGGTGACCTTCCCCTCGACAACCTCACCTTGAGCGTTTATTTCAACTTCAGTTATAGGTTTGGCCTTCTTCAGTGAGTCAAAGGCAGTCTTCCCCCTAGGCCACACAATACCAGAGGCGTCTGTTACATTTGGAGTTAACTTCTTAGCAGCCTGATACACGTCATCAAGGTCTTCCTTCTTGGGGGCTCCATGATACCCTAACTTAGCGGCACTGAGTACTGTCTCTTCAAGAAGCTTCTGAAATTCAAACTGAAAGGCTTCGTAGCTTTTTACTCCAAGAATTTGCTGCTCTATCAATGCAACCGTCCCAGCCTTATAAGTATAGCTCGTCAGGTGTGTTTTGTTGATACTGAATTTAGCAACCTCGGTCAGGAACTTAACCTCAATTCCTACTTCCTGAGCTTCTTTTATTATTAGGCTATCGACTCCCAACTTTTTTAGTACCTCATACCCATCCTTCTTTTTTGTAATCTTTAATGCCATTCCGTCCTCCTTGACTTGCCCTTTATGTACTGTTACAACTTTACCGGCAGGATACTTGAACTTATCCCCTCCAACCAGTACAGGATTAATCCCCATCATCATTTTATCAGTTTCTACCTGTAACTTCTTACCATACATATCCGCCATAGCCTTTTCCATTTTCTGTATGTCTACATTATGAGCTAGGTCTGCGACAGCTGATTGTGTCATATAGTTGGGGGACTTTTTAAGGAATGATATCTTAGCCTCTCCCTTCTTAGGAATGAAGAACTTAGGTGCGGAAGTACCCTTAGCAGTCGATGTAACTTTTGCAAAGGTGCCATCAAAATTAAGAGTCGAGGATATTTTAATCTCCCTATTTAAAAGCTTATCTTTCATCTTCTTAAAGGCTAGTGCTTTGTTATGTTTTTTTTGTAATCATGCTGTAATCATACCACGTTATTATTGGTTTGTCAAGATTTTATTATCACCATGCAATTGTCCTGTAACTAGGACAGGTGACACTTTAATATCCTTCCCTGTCAGTTTGGGCTGATGTTTAATCAACTTGGTCTGAATTGTGTATGTCTGTGTTGATGTTTGTTTCTTGACTCCCGAGTATGCTCCTTTAGTGGGTTGTACTTTTTTAATCCCCCACTCCTTATACAGGAAATCAATCTGTGCTTTCGACTCAACCACCTTCTTACAGTAATTCTTTCTGACGTAGCTAATACTATCAACTTCCCCTGTCATATGGGTTACCAGTGCTGAGAAGAAAGTCCCGGTCCTTCCGTGCCCACCAATGCAACCGGCATGTACCTGCTTTCCTGCAATTAATTGCAATGCCGTCCATTTCACCAGATTCTCAAAATGCTTTGCGTTGCTTGGCGCCTTCATATCAACTATGTGGAAATGTATGTGCTCCCCTTCAATCCATGGAAACTGTCTAAAGGTCTGCTTCATACCTGAGTCGAACCCTATGAAAACCTCCACTCCTTTATCCGGTATTACGTTGCATGAACCCCCACTAATATAATGCGTTCCGTCCTTAGTAATGATTGGTAATAATGGATGCGTTTCCCAACATCGTTTCCAACCACTTGTTACAGTCTTCATATCAAATGCTCCTGTCATGCCACCATCTCCCCAAAATCAAATACGGGTGCAGCAGTACCTAATATTGTACTTTTGTTTAACATCTGATTCACCTGCTTTCTATTAATCTTCTGAATTTTATCCTTCGGAGTCAACCACATCCATTCAATATCTCCTTTAGATGTTTTACTGTAAGTGGTGATAGGCTTCTTCTCTGGATGATACTCTTTCTGCTTCGTTTTATGTCCGGGATACGTCTTGAGAGCCCCAAGGTCTTCAACTTTCTGCCAGCATATGGAATCGCTGAATTCGTTCCTAAGAATAGGCTCGATAGTCTCATGCAGTTGGTGACTTGTACTAAACATTTGACCTATGTAATAATTCCCAACTCTGGAATCTTTTATCAATTGCGGTATCTGCCCTGATCTTTGAATATCTAGGATAGTTTCAATCTGTGTTTTTTCATAACACTTGAATAACATCCCCTTATTAAAGATCGGTCCATTATTATGGCATAGCGTAAAGGCCGTATCCACCATTGCCTCCATGGAGTATTCACCTATAACATACCTGTGGAGGCATTCTGCAACTTCTCCCCATGCCTTACCCCCGTAGCTAGAGGTATACTGTCCGGTATTGAATACCGCCACCATATGTTCCGTATATTTGCCTATGCCTGCATACAAGGGCTTATCCAACAACTTCTGGGCGGCCATGTCAGACTCCATCGGAGGAGTATTAAAAAAATCCCAGATAGTAATCCCGTAATCTTTTACAATACGCTCCTTCTGCTCCTCCTTATTCTTGCAGTGCCGACTCTCTCTGGTACATATCAGTAATAAGTAGAAAAACATGTACTTGGCGTATTCTGTATTATTCTTGAAATAGAGGTCTATAATCTTCATGAACTCTTGCTTGAGGGGTTCCTCAGGCAGAACTTGTAGTCTTATTTGGGCAAAGGCATGATTCAACATATAGAAGTTGACGGCGTGCTCTTCTGGTGTAGCCTTTGTCTGTAGCTGATCTACGAAAGGTTTCATTACTTTGGTAATTGATGCAAGTTCGATCTTTGATATATCCCTCTTTGCTACTAAGGGTCTAGTCATCTGGTATGCTATTGTGTCTTTCTCTAATACCACATTGCCCTCCTTGGCTGTGCAATTAATTTCAAATTGGTGGAGGGGGTAGGACTCGAACTCTACAATTACCGACATCCTCTCGCTTTCGCTATGTCGTTTGCCCCGAAGGACTTTCAGCGTCTACCAATTCCGCCACCTCCGCCATACTAAACTGAATAAAATGGTGGGAGAAGGGGGCCGAGAATAGGTACCTCTCACAAGCCTACCCCGAACCCCATTCCACCCAGCTTACAGATATTTAATAAATGTAAGCATCTCTGTCAAATCAAACTCTTCTACAAATGCTTCCTGCTCAGGAGTTTCAACTGCTTCGGGCACGTATACATTTCTAACATGCTCGATCACATCATACTCCGGGTGAATCAAGAAGTGCCCACCGTTCTCATTTGCATAACTGTGAACTGCCAGTCTATGCATAATGGCAAGGATTGTCCCAGTCCTACCTTGCCCTGCCGTGCAGCCGATGTAAATACGCTTACCATCCTTCATAAGCAATAACATTTGTGCTATTGCTGTGTTAAGGTCATCTTTATCCGGCAAACAAAAATCTACAATGGGAAGATGTATCGTAGCATTACAACCTATCGGAACATCTTCAAGTAGACAAACACCGTGCGTTGCCTCGGGCTTTTTGGTGTATGGCCCTCCGTACATATCACCTTTGATATTACCGTTGTTGAATTTTACATGCCCTCTGCCTATCTTCTTACTCATTTCACCCTCCTTGGTTTTATGTTTTTGTTTATTATCCGTATATATTAACAGGTTTATTTTAGTTTGTCAAGTTTTATTTACAATGGGGGCATCTTATGGATGCGGCTACTTCCCCTTCATCATTGCATTGCTTACAGCCGGCTCCATCACAAAAAGTACATATGTCACTTACCTGTATTCTCTTTGTCCCAAAACAATGATTGCATAAATGCCCTAAGGCTCGTCCCGGTATCTTATGCTTCATGAGCCCTATCGCTACCACCTCCCTATTCTCAATCAGGAATACGAACTCATTGTACCGTCGATTAGCAAAAGTATGGGTACATACGGCCGACTCCTTTAACATCTTTTGCAAATGCTTTCCTGTGACCATAGGAAGTAACATTGCTTTATCTTCCATCGCCCTCTCTGTGATCTTATACATACTTCTTCTCCTTCATTGATTCTCTCAATATCTTAATACTTCTTGGCGCCTCTATGGCCACCCGGGCAACTTCCATCTTACCCTTAAGCCCACAGCTTATCATAACATTAGGGAATATTTCAGTTGCTTTCTTATCTGTTATAATCTTGTTCACACAAGGAAACTTCTTACCATAAGTATGAACCTTTACAACGAACTCCGTCTCTGACCTAATCTCAATAACTTCAAAGTACCCGTTATCAGATACCGCCACTTGCTCTCCCTTTGGTAACCCTAATACTAATGCCATATCATCCTCCTAATTCAAAAGTTCATACATTGCTCGTTCCATAGTCACTGGCCTTGGTACTGGCTTGCACTGTTCATTTCCATAGTCTGCTATCATTTCTTGCAGATCGTGGAAAGCTTCATCCCCTCCAATTACCTCATCAATAAACTTTTGGCTTACATTCTTATATCCTCCTGCCATCAGACAGGCAACCGTTTTAGCCTCTCCTGCAGATTGGAAGTACTCCTCAGCCTTTGAGGCCTCCATACGTATCTCAAACAATTCCTTAGGGATGCATAGGACTACCTCCCCATACATCTGAATGAGGCGTCTGTAGCAATCAAAGGTTGTCCTTGCCCCTATCCTGTTTATCCATTCCTGTACAGTGTCTTGCGTGATACCCACATTCAATATCGTATCCATCATACCCGGCATGCTGACAGGGGCTCCTGATCTAATCGATACAAGCGGCATGTACCCAAAGTAGTCTATAAGAGGATACATCTCATGTATAGCTTTTGTAGTCAAGTCTGTCAGGTAAGCATTTCTGGATGCACCCTGCAACTCTCTGTATCTATTACACATCTTTGTAGTCAATGTAAAACCGGGAGGGACTGGTAACCCTATCCTTGCCATTTCAGCAAGGTTGGCACCCTTACCACCAAGCAGAGCTTTGTTCCCTACTGTTCCGTCTGTATCATTCTTTCCGAATCGGTATATTGCTTCATCCATTGGCGCCCTCCTTGGCTGTGGTATTAATTAATTTATAAGTAAATCTTAACAAATTGAAAAAGGTTTGTCAAGTAAAAATGGCGCCCCTCAACGGATTTGAACCGATGACCTCTGCACTGACAATGCATTGCTCTCCCAAACTGAGCTAGAGGGGCACTTATAAAATGGTCTGGGGGGGAGGATTTGAACCTCCGTTTCCTACGTCCAAGGCAGGAGGGTTAAGCCAGACTACCCTACCCCCAGATAATTTGTATTCTCGTACCCTACACCTCTTTACCTTTCTTGTAAACCTTTTTCTTATTCCTCGCCTTGATTGTCGTTATGGGTGTGAGCTTTATATCTGCACTCACCAAATCAATCTGATTCGCCATTACTTCGTCAATATTCTTATAGGCGCCCACCGCTTCCCCCATATGATGTTGCTCAAGGTCATCATGAAGTATACCCATTTTCACTAGATATGTGCTCTCTGCTTCTAGGTCAAGTATGTTTGCGCTCTCAGTCGTTGATCTCTTCCTACCTGCTCCATGGGAACATGATTGGAACGACTTAAGATTACCTTGGCCTTTGCCTATATAACTGGCTGTTCCATAAGAACCGGGGATAATACACATGTCATTGAACCTTGCTCGTATTGCACCCTTCCTATGCACCCATAAGTTCTGACCTTCATGATTTTCAAGAGCAGCAAAGTTATGGTGGCAATCTATATCTTGCTCGAACCCTATATCAGGATGAAGCTCTCTTAGTGCCTTTTGCATTTCACGCATTATGAGTCTCCTGTTTAACTTCGCATACTTTAGGCAGAAGATCATATCCTTGATATAGTATGCCGCTTCTTCCGTGTCTGTAGGAAGAAATGCAAGATCATGCTTCTCAGGTACTTGGCTTCGCCAACGTCGATTCAATCTCTTGGCTATCTCGTTGTAATAATCGCAGACCCTCTTACCTAAGTTCCTGCTTCCTGTATGGAGAAGAAACCAGTAGTTGTCTCCATCCGTACAAAGTTCCATGAAGTGATTACCACTCCCCACTGTTCCTAACTGTAATGCTGCTTTCACCCTCAAGCCCTCTACAAACATAGTGGCCTCCGGTAACTGTAACCCCTGCACTAACGGTTCATTACGGCTTGCGGTTCCTACCGGCACCCGTAGCTTTACTCGCCTTACCCAATCCCAAATCTCAGCTTTTGTCAAGTCATGCGACAAGATGATTTTACAGGCTCTAACTCCACAACCTATGTCACTGCCTACTGCGACAGGTGAGATTGCCCCTTGTGCTGCCCAAACCCCACCAATAGGCATACCATACCCCGGCTGTAAATCAGCCATTGCAGCAGGGCCACGAAACGTAAAGGGGTGGTTCGCTAGATTTCTTAATTGCTCCAAAGCTCTCTCTTGATAGTCCTCAGTCCAAAGGAATATAGGTTTAGGTTCGGTGGTTACTACTTGCTTCATACTCCCTCCTTAATACTCGTCTGAATGTCTAATTCTATGGCAACAAGCATATACTAAATCACACTTATCAGCTTCTCGCCCTAATGCTACTATACTTCTTTCCATCAGCAAACCACTTATCCCAAATAATTTGGCCTTCGGGTCTCGATGGTGAAAGTCAAATATGCAAGCATTTATTCCGGTATATAATGCTCCACAATCAAGGCAAACACCCCCTTTGTAAACTACTAATTTACCTTTACGTACTTGTCTTTGAATCCTACGTTTATTGGTTCTGGTAGTTCTGTTCTTATCTGCCCATGCCTTTTTATGCCCCATAGGGGTGCGGTACTTCCTACCATTATGCCCTGAAATATACTTCCTATAACGGTAATGGCAATCCTGCTCATATAATTTTTGGCCACAGCCACAGGCGCATTTTATAATTGCACCTTTACCATTCACTTTCCACCCCTCCCTATGTTGGTTGGTAGTACTGACATCTTCGCCTCTATCTGTTCCTGTGTTTCATCAAAGGCTGTACATCCTAATCCTAGAAAGTACTCTTGATTTTGATTAATGAAATTAATTGCACTGATCTCAAAGTCTAATGCCTTAAGTCTTAATCCTACAGCTTTGGCCTCCATAGCAATTAGCTTATTCTGTAGTCGTCTCCTTTCTTTCTCTTCTACCTGCCAGTGTAATGTAGCACTTACCCATAACCCTGTCATAACCAAAGCCATAACTATAAAAAACCATGTCCAACCCTCTCCTTCTTTAAGCTTCATGCGTTTGCCCCCCACCCATAATAATGGAAGTGTCCCATCTTAATGGCCTCGAAAGCATCCTGTTCCGTGAGTTTCGATATGAAGAACTTACCAGATTCAAGCTCATCAGCAATCAATGCTCCTGCCATTTCCCTAGCTGCAATAGCTGTGTGAATATCTTGCAATGCTACCAATCTTAGGTTACTCAAAATAAGCTCCTTCTTCCATTCTTGAGAGTTCAACTTTATCAACCATCATATCTGGGTCGAAGTCCTCAACCTCTACTCCGGTTGTTACCTCTGAAATCATTCCCATTACTTCTTTGTCTAACTCTTCTGATATAAACATATTGCCCTCCATGGCGTTTTGTTTTATTTAATTTATAAAGATATTTTAACAAATTAAAAAAGTTATGTCAAGTTTATTATTACTTTTCGTACTTTTTATTTATCATACTGGTGAGATACGTTGACAGATGATCGCTCCTATCATGGCAATTATATCCTTGCTGCCTTAGGGTATCCGCCACCTTAGGGTAATGCTCAAAGCCCTCCTCCTTAGAGTTGATGGTTTTGAGTGTATCCCTTACAATCTTTGGAATCTTAAGTATCACTCATCAAGCCATACTACTGAATCAATACAGGTCATCTTACCCTTAACCTTTGACATCCCCTTTCCGGTAAACTCTATCTCAATGATACCGTTATACCTATGAGTATGGCATACTGCTTCCTCATCGTTGTACAGGCATTGCTTCCCCACCATACTTACAAAACCTTCTGGTGCTTCTGCCCCCGGGAGAATGGTTTTAACATCCGCACTTGGTACAACCTCTTTCTTTCGCTTGAGGTTCTGCTTCACCTTGAGCTTAGCCATATCAACCTTACCTTTAATCCGTGCTGCCGTATCCTTAGGTGCTTCGTCCTTTGGTACGTCCTTATCTTTCTTCTTGAATATAATGCCCATCCGATTCACCCTCCTTGGTTAAAGTTTATGTCCAGCCCTGTGATTTGAGGAAATTACAAAGCTGCATGGTTTCATCATAAAGCTTATGATCTGAATTCCTATCCCCCAAATGTTTTAGCAGCCAGTTCGCATTTCTGGTCTTGCCTATAGGAATATCCAACTTTGCAGTTAATTGCACCAGTTTACTTTCCGCTTCCTTCCGTACCATTAGTACCTCCACATTTACATTCACAGTTTATAGTATCGTACCCTGCATTCTTTTGTTCATCGAGATAGTCACTTAAGATTTGTAAGTTCCAGACAATCATAAATCCTAGACTCATGAGCAAGGCCCACGTTACCCCAGCATTAACCTTCTTTTTCATCCTTATCCTCCTTGGCATTACTTGCAGCCTCAGTCCATTCATCTACAGTCTCTTCTGCAATTATAACAAGAGGGTGGAAGTTAATGCCATCAAAGTTTTTAAAGATGAGATACTTTATAGCATCTTCCTTGGTGGCTGGCAAGATAAAAGTACATTTCATATGTACCACCATGGTATCACCTGCTGCCACCTCAATCTTGGCCGGCTTAACTGCGTATATCCCTCGTATGATCGTGGTTATAAATTTCAAGTACTGGTCCTGCGTCATTTCTGCTTCCATTAATCCCCCCACACCATTTTATAAATTTTATAGCAACTGTTACATAAATACACATGATGCCCGTGTACCATAATCTGTGATCTATAATACTGCTTGTACGATGTCGTGTTCCCTATCGTTTCGTACCCTTTCTTAGGTTTCCATAGTGCACTAGGTTCCTTGATCGTCACCTCCAGCGTTGGCTTGTCTGGATAGTTCGTATGGATATGACATAAGCAGTTACTATTGTGGCAAAAGAAATGCTTCGAGTACTTCCCACCCCATTCATTTACATGCCTCATACTCGTACAAGCAGGGCAGAATCTATATAGTACTTCTTTCTGTAATTCCTCAATCCATACATGCGTGGTCTTCAATTGTATTAAATGCTTATGCGTCCCTTTCAGGTTGTGGTATTCACATTCTTTATTATCACACCCCTTATGTTTCATGCCCATGTTTCACCTTTATTACTTTCATGATCTCCGGTGTGGCCATGCTGTTTTATACACTGTTCCTTTGAGCCATCCTTATTTACGATTGCATACTTACATTTATAGGGCATCACCCCTTCCGGTTCTTGGGGCCATACACCTACATCATGATCATCAGTGCCCTTACTACAGGCTACATGATCTCCTGAGTGTCCTTTGGGTAATGAACAATAACACGATATCCCAGTGGAGGAGGGAGCGTTACACCATTCTGATTTATCATCATCCTTATAAGGTAAACACTTATCCCCGCATTTATGAATACTCTGAGTCCATTGGTGCAGCACCGTCCCTTTATGGTCTACAGCCATATGGTCTCCTTCATGTTCTACAGGAAGAGTACAGACAAATAGCCCCTTGTCTGCTAAGCATTTACTAATCTTTATAGGAGAAAACTCATTCTTCCATGTCCCTAAACAATCCCCATGCATCGTATACTCCTTGTGATGCCCGGTGTGCCCGTAGTGTAAGGTGTAGCTATTCATACCATTCATATGATTACAACTATCAGCAGTAGGATTGGTAAAAGCTGAATTAGCAGGTTTCTCATATATACTTATAGGCCACGTAAACTGGTTATCATCAATAGGGTGGTGTCCTGTATGCTTCCCGCCATGACCTTCTGTAAGATAGCAGATCGTACCATTCATGTGGTTCTCCCCACAGTTAGCAGGGAACTTCTTAAGCTTCTCTTTAGCCTCATTCTCCAGTGCCCTTGCCAATTCCATCAGCCCTATAGGAGTGAACTGACATTTGATTGACCCGAGTACGTATCCTAAGCCTTCAACTACTCCCGCCCCGTGTTGTATCGTCTCAGCCAAATCATTCAGTACACAGGTTAAATGACCTACTTGTTTAACCGTCAGGAGCTTTAGCAAATCATTGTATACCTTATCCAACTCCAAGTTCGGATGCGTCATGGCCTTAGCCTTACTGGTGGGGTGTGTATCCTATTAGGATGTTCTTTTACATGTCTATGGTAACTCTCCCAGCGTTCCTTGTTTTTAGTCCACACTGTCAGTCGTCTTGCATACTTCTCCCACATTGAACGGTGGACTGGTCTGTTCATCCATTTAGAGAAATGGTGCCCATAGCACCTATCCCAAAACCATAAGATATATTTCCAGTCGTTTGTTCCTGTCTTTGTTATAACCACTGCTGGCGGTACGCAGCCATGCAGCTTCTTTGCTAACATTCCTTTTATGCTGATCTTCTCATCTAAGGTTATAAGCCTCATTTGCTGATACCCATTGTCTTGAGTTTATTCTTAGCTCGTTTCACACAATCAAAGCAGATGAATACGTCCCCGGCTTTACCCTCCTGCCCTTCGACAAGACCCCCGGCTACACGCCCCACCTTTACCTTTTCTAATTCTTCTTTGGTTCTTTCACAAAAGCTACATCCTACTTCTGACATCACTGCCCTCCTTGGCCTGTTTTGATTATACCGTTATAATACCAGATGTTTTGTGGTTTGTCAAGTTATTAAATCAAGTGCCTTGAAGTACTGATCTGTTGCATTCTGGACTATCCGGGCGTGGTCCATTTCCCCCTCGAAAGTTTATCAAGTACTGTCCTCAGTTCATTCCTGATTATCTGTAATTTGCTGTGCGATTCAACAGTCTTCTCAAATCTCCGAAGTACCCGTATAGCCTTTCTGGCTCCATCATCAAATACTGAGCAGTTATCCATTGAACCTATATCCACTTGCATTTCAACATCGTCTGGAGTCCTCTCTTTAAGATACACCTCAGCCATCGCCCACTTAAATCCCTCGGCATACTCCCTATCATACCCTGCCGCCTTTCTTGCCTCTCTCCATTTCTTATCAAATATCATACCCTTCCTCCTTTGCAATTAATTTCAAACAAATACGTATTCTATAGCAGAATGAACTACAAACACACAAGGTACTCCTCGGTACTTGCTGGAGTAATACCTAACATGGTAGTCATTCTTTATTGTCAGGCCACTATTCTTGTACATAGGAAACAATGTAGCCAGTTCCTGCGTGTCTATATGGCTTAGGAAAGTTGTGTACTTAATCTCTCTAGCCAACTCTATCATTTCAGAGATATCCTCACCTTTTGCTTGTACACAATTAATCAGATATGTCTTCATCTTCTTCCTCCGCACCCTCTATTTTAGCTCTGTAGGCCTGATCTGCTTTTTCTTCTTCATCCTCCTGATCAGTAACACAGATTTCACCTTCATTATAACCTTCAATAATACAGTGAGCTATGTGCTCTCGGTCACAATCGTCGATTTCAACATTTACGTTTAACTTCCACCAGCCTCTTTCCTTTGCCATCTTGGCCTCCTTGCCTTTGATGTTTTTTAATTGATATAAACATTATATTAAATTATAAGCAGTTTGTCAAGAGAATAATTCATACCCATCGGTCAGGCCGAAGTCATCATCCTGACTTAGTACTACCTCCATATACCTTAAGAGCTTGTCTTTCCATCCCTTAGGGTTCTCAAGCTCGTACAACTTTATGTTGAGGTGATCAAAAGCTTGTCCTATAGCTGCGTTCCGGGCGTCCTCCTTGGCTGCTAAGATATGGGCTAGATTACCGAATTCTAGTATACTTTTCTTCGTTTTCTTCTTACGTTTAATAGCCATACCTACTCCTTGCAGTTAATTGCAAACTACCTCAGTGTCCTGTTAAATTGAAGCCTTTTAATCCGGGACTTCTTATTACCCTCTTTTTAAAATGTGGGTCATCTGGTACTTCCAATCCGTACTTGACCCCAAGATGTTTGTACTCATGGAGCATACACACCTCAGGCCATGGACCATAACAATGCAACTCATTAGTTGAACCATTGAAAAAGCCTCCATACTCACCCCTCTTTTTCTTCTTAGATTTACTACCCCTCCTCTTAGCCCACACCTGCTCATACGCATTCTCCATTTCAACCTTAGTGGCATGGAGTACAATAGTATGTGCCCGTACATCTATACGTTGGGGCTTATAAGCATGATGGACACAGCCGGTCATAGTACCTACTAGTAGGATAACTGCTAACTTCTTCATCCCGAAACGGTAGCATACCCACCCCCTATTATCAACTACTTTATAGTAATGACTTAACAAATTCTACTGCCCCCTTACCATAGTGAGTCTCCACATACTCTTGCATTGATACCTGCTTCCGGTCATCATAACCCACTCTTTTCAACCATTCTTCAAATTTAAAAATATCAAGCTTATATCCCCCGGCTACCGTTGTGGTCGCCCCACACATAAATTGGTGTGCATGCTGATTAAAATGAAACATCATACCCTTATCTACTTCTTTCACAGTAGATACTCTTTTAGGTTTTACTATCGTAGCCTCCCTCATAGGGTTGCAGATGCCCTGTTCTTTTATCAGCTTCCCGATCAATTCCTGAAGACCCTGCTTATGTTTTCTTAGCTTCTCCGTTGCAAGTCCTGTTACTCCCGCCACCGTGCTCCCAAATGCAATGGCGCAGCCGGACCTGTATTCCGATATTGTCCAGCTATTCCTTGACCCATGCCTGAAGCATAAAATCCCGTCCAACTGGAATGCGTAGCCTTCTACTTCCATCAACTCGTGACTGGGGTTCTGCCTTATATTAAACTTTTGCTTTTTCTTGGTTGCCATAGCTTCTCTCTTGTCCTCCTCCGTTTTAACCATTCAGTTATTATAGGATAGTTCTCCACCGTGCCGGCTTGTACATTTACTGCCTCATGATATCCTATGCTAAACATATCTACTATGGCTCTTACCTCACATGCCCACGTACTGCAGTCATCTTCATCAGGTGAGTTTACCCACTCTTCCCATTCAGCCAACGTCCATGACTTACCTTTAAAATAATGGCCTTTACATGCATGACAAAATAAATGGGTCTCCCTCTTATCCCCGAGGGCAAAGGAGAAATCAGCAATGTGCTGGTAGTCGCAACAATCGAAGCCTATAGCCTGTGCCTTCTTATCTTTACTATTCCCGTTACGTTCAAACCATTTCAGGCAACCGAAGTCACTCATTACTTCACCTTCAGGTTATGAAGATCAGGCGCCCAATACCACACACCATCAATCTCGATATTCCTGCCCTTGACATCGGTAACTGTTCCTTCATCCTCAAAGTAGGTTCCCCTCTTAGGGTCTCTTGCACATTCCCAAACAATCGTCTTACCTACCGCCTTACTTAACTTTAACTTCTTACTCATTTTTGGCCTCCATGCCTTTGTTATTTTACTTTACCAACTCTACAAAAGTTCTGTTATAGCAAGATGCTTCTTTTGCAGCATAGGCTTTTTGCAGGTTACTTATAAAAGAATTTATCGTTTTGGGCTTTCTGTTTACTTTTGAATTCCAACTCGCCCCTACTTCCAAAGTATAACCGAAGTACTGTATAAGTTCTTCCAATGTTCCTTTTACTTCTTTTTCTCTCCTGCCGGATACTTGGACTGTATGTACTTTTGATGTTGTCATCTTGGCCTCCTGCCGTTTGTTTTGTTTATTTATTAATTGTTTATACGTAAGTATACCTTTTTATAAGTGGTTTGTCAAGGATTAATTGCAGTTAATTGCAATTTATTTCTTGTTGGTGTAATAGTCTCCTGTCTTACGGTTCATCAAGATTGCCTGATGATATTTCTTAATACGCCTTGCTGCATTCTCCAGCATGTGTGATGGAAAGAAGAACTGCTTATGTCCTTTACTATAGTCTGGGTAGGGTTCCTTAATATCAAGTCTTATATTCCATCTATACCCATACCTCTTCCTCTCGGGATGATCACCTATCCTACACATCCCAATCCTCGGGTCCGTAAAGCCCATATAACAGCTACTATTGTTCGTCTGTTTATGTACGTATGTTTCTATCCCTAAGTCCCTCAGATGCTCCCTGAGTCGCTTCATGTGTGCTAATGGTGTCATGGTGCCTGTAGCTTCCTGATCTCTACTGCAAGGTCATGTAAGAAGTCCCTCTCTGCTTGTACAAACGGGATGCAGCACTCTCCCACCTTATCATAAGGGGTTTGCATAACTCCATGCTTATTCTCTTGATGTAGTACCCAATCCTTGTAAGGTGTTCCGCCACACCATTGCCGGCCAGTCTTAATTTTTACAGGGCAATACTTACAGGAATACTGTCTCTGAGCTCCCCTAGCATAATGTTGTATCGTGAACTGTATACATAGAGGGCAGTTAGCTACTCCATTATCCTCACCCTCTCCTTCTAGTATCTTATCCCATTTACCTACGGACTCATCCAGTATCCCCAATACTGCCTGTGATGTATCTATTAGGCTTTCGGGCCTGTACCCTTCATTTTCCACACTTACCTCCACATTTGCACTTAGGTTCAATCGATATCGTTATGTCCTTTTCATGGATGTGGAGCCGACAACCTGCATACACTTTATGCTTGTGCCAGAATTTCCGTGCCCCCAATTCTTTCAACTCTGCCTTGAAGGATTCCTTGGTAGGCCACTCCTTATTTGTGCCTATGTTGGCCTGTTTTATGGCATTAATGCATGCTCCTATTGCGGCCATGTGGGATAAGGTCACAACCAGTATATGAGCCATACCACTGTGCTCCCCTGTTTGCAGTACTACAAATGCCTTCTTATTTTTCATCTTTTCTCCCCTGAGTTTTAAGGTCTTCAATAACCTCGTTAATCTCTTGCGTCATACTTTGTATCTCTTCTTCTTTCTCTCCCTCGGTGAGGAAACGATACATCGGACTATCGAAATACCTTCTTATGGTATCCTCCACATTCTTTGGCATTATGCTACTATCCTCCCCGCTGCCTTGGCTGTTTCAGTATATTCTGCCATGGTCTTATCTAAAGTTATGTACATATCCCTTTCAATAGGTAATCCGAAAGGTGGGAATCTTATTGCCTCAAGTTCTACCCTCGATACATATCCAATTTCCGCACAGCCTTGCCCCAAATCACATAGGCCAAAGAAGTTTCCTTCTTCTGGGTAGTACTCACTTAGCAACCATGTACATGCCCCGCCCCCAAACAATTTGATTACTGGTTTAAGGTGTGAGCCGTCCCCTTTCTCCCCGGCTTCAATACCGTTTTTAACAAGTTTCTTTTCTTGTGCTACTGTCATGATTTTCATATTGGCCTCCGGGGCTTTTGCTTACTTTCTAAAATGAAGGTCTGCCCAAGAATTACCGGACATGTCTACTTCCTCATTTAGTAATACCATATCACTCTCGGGAACACAAACTGAACCGCCCCCTTCACAAAGTATGTTATACCATATTTCTGATTTAGTGGATTCCGGTAATGGTGGCCTCTGCTCCTTAAACCATACATCACCTTCGGAGAAACAAGCCTCTTTTTTGAATACTTTGCCTACATGTGAATGCCTCTTTGTTGCTACTGAATCTCCGTGAAAGAATTTTCCGTTGTCCATGTCGCCCTCCGTGGCTTTGTTTATTTGTTTTTGTTGATTGTTTATAATGTAATTATATATGATTGAAAAGGGTTTGTCAAGTAAATAATGCAATAAAAAAGCCCCTTCCATTACAGAGGGGGCTTTTAGTGTTCGTGCAGTTAATTGCAATCGCTACTTAACACCTCGGTACTATTCGGGGGGCGTCTTTGGCGATTTGCAATGTCATCTCATCATCTTCTTCGGCTGATAGCTCTTTGGTGGGTTGGTATCGGGTATCATAATGATCTTGTTCCACCGTAAAAGTTACAGCCGCCATAATCATAACGACTTCATCATCTTCTTCCACTGCTCCTGCTATCCTATACTCGGTGGGGTCTGCTGCCATGATAAACTCATGGCCCCCAATCGGCACATCTGCAAGTTCCCCACTTATTGAGAAGCCCGATGCCGGACCTCCCTCTGATGCAATTACTGGACTGCACCATATCAGTAGGGACAGTAGACATAGCATTATTGCTAAACCTCCTGCTTTCCAATTTCTATGCTTCATTCTTTACCTCCTTCTTTGTCTAGGGTTTACGAATTGTTTAAATCAAAACTATAGCACCACTCTCTGAACTCTGTCAAGGCCTTCATTATTTCAGCCTCATCTTCAATCCCTATATGGGGTGGGTACTTATCATTTAGCTTTCTTATATCTTTGTCCCCGAAGTTCTCACAAATGCCTTTCCTCCGGGCATATGCTTTTAACCGTACCTTGGTTATAGCTATATCATGCTGTGCTTTCTTGATGCTCATACTACCTCCTTTGGTTGAACTTGTTTTACAAAATGCCATGGAGCACAGTTGGCCTTGCAGCATTTATTGTTTACCCTTCCTTGAGAAGAACAGTTGTAACCTCCTATATTATCAGCGCCTGAATTGTACCATCCTCTTCTCCAAGGACATTCTTTAGCCATCTTGCTCCATTTACCTTCAGCCATCATTTCACCTTATTTATAGTGGCAATATGTATCGTACCCCTATCCTTTGTTTCTATCTCCACGATACTTCTTATCTCGTAATTATCATTGTCAACCCCAAGTAGTATCGTAGCCTTTTCAGCACAGAACGCTTCTTGGAAGAACTTCTCTACCTCGTCTTTCTTCTTTTCATCTTCTGGTGTCATGAGTCCCCCGGTGTGTCTCGTAGAGTCTGCCTTATCTTTCTAAAGTATATCTTTGCATCTAGTGTAAGCTCAAGATCACGCAAACCTACATCATCTAGTGCCTTGAGTACTCCTTCCATGTAATGAGCTATTGCCAATATATCAGGGAGCCTTGCTATCAGCTTTGCATTTGCATCCCTGTTGATCGGATTAATTCCATATTTCGAGGCTTCTGTTGATCTATCCATTTTACAGATCACACCTTCCCCTTTCTCAGTATCAACTACCACCCTTCCGTCTGAGTATCTCCATGGTCCGGGAGTTTCTCTCCAGATTCTTGGCGGTGGGGGTTTAAACTTCTCACAGTCTACACCATTAGCCTCAAGGAACTTGATCTGCCTTTCTGTGCCAGCCTCATTGATCTGTTTAGCCATTACACCACAGTGCTCATGTACCAGTTCATCTATTTCGTTTTCCTTTTTATCGTTACTCATGATAACACCCCCACTACGTCAAAGTCTTTTGTATATGCCCCACCCCTGTGCATCAGAAGATTATCTGAGTTCTTTCCGTAATCTTCTGTAATAAGAAGTATTTCGTCCCCTTTATTGTATGTCATAGGTCCGATTGGCCGACCTGTGTCTAAGTGAGTGGGACACAGCATCTCATATTTAGTATTCTTCCGGTGTACCAATCTTACACCGTTCCTAAGCTTTACTATTTGTCCTTGCATGGCTCCTCCTGCGCTATAGGTTTCTCGTGCCCGCATATCCAACACTTATCTGACGTAGTGCCTGTGTCAAACTTCTGTCTCTTCTGACAGCCTTGGCAATACTGGACTTTCACTGTCTCGTCGGGGTTAATCAATTTATCATAGCCGGTAAGCTCATACACGTCCTGCCATGTTGAGTCACACTCAGTACATTTGATCTCTTGCCATACACATCCGGCATCACTCTGTAAGGCCCCATCACCCTCGATCTTTTTGCCTCTACAGTTAGGGCATCTGGCTCCGCCATGCTCTATGTACTCCTTATCATTCATCATCTTCCGCCTCTCCTGTTGATATGCTTTATTCTGGTTTTCTTAGGTACATGATTTCGGTTCTGTTTCTTAACCTTAGTCGTTGAGGTCTTGCACTTTCTTACAAACTTATCATGCCTTTCCTCGGCCTCAAACTCCCTCATCATTCTATCGAATCCATTTGAACCGTACATCTAATACTCCTTCGCTGCATTGTATAGCTTATCTAATAGTCGCATCAGCTCTTGCCTTTTTTCTCTCCCTTCGCTACAGAGGTGAATCCCGTTACAATCTTTCAGCCATGCCCCACAATCACTTTTTCTGATACTCTTTACCACTTCTAGCAACTGCTCCTTTGCCTCGTCTTCAGGCCTCACAGGGATGTATGTTTTACCGCAATCATCACATTGCTGCTCCTTACCCATCTGCTCCCCATCCCATACATGGCCGGCAGGGCATCCCGGGCACTGTACCATAAATGTTTCACTCCCGAGGGTGCCTACTACTGTCATTGAGGGTCGCCCACATCTGGTGTTATGATAATCTTCGGCATTCATACTGCTACCTCCTCAATTAAGTCCTTCATAGTAGTGCCATTAACTGTATGTTCAAAGTCTGATAACCTATTTAACAAACATAGTCTCTGGCAGTCCTCCTCCTTATCCCCCTTCGATGGCATGTTCTCTGTAATAAGAGTCTGTATCTCTTCGATTCTGTTTTCTAATGAATGGATTAAGTCTGGTAGTTCCATTATACCAACCCCCTCGCGCCATGCTTTAGTACTTTGGGATTCATGGAGAATTTAAAGTCCCCAAATTCAAGGATGTCAGTGTGCATCAGATGTTCTACAAGCAACTTCTTTGTCGCCCGGATGTAAGGTCTTGATACCTCCTTACCTTTACTCAGGGTTACCTCAGTTACGGGCTCCTTCATTGTACCAATCCTCATAAAGATTCCTGTCTTTGGCTTCTTGTTTATCCCACTACTCTGAACCATTAATTCTAACATCTACTTTCTCCCTGTAGTGGTCATCAGTATTGTACCGTGACCATCAGTTAATGTTGTGACCACATGGCCGGGATAAATTACGTTTCTATTAGTATGGCGCCTCATATCCTTGGCCAGATTATTGAGATACTTCGTAAAATTTACTCTCAGCTTATGCATCGCATGCCATCCCTGAATCTGAGCCCCATATTCTGAGGTATTCCTGAGCCAGCTTGTTACCCTCTGTATTCATTTCCAATTCCTCAATAGGATGTAGAGTACCGTCCGTCCCACCTGACCCTGCGTTGTATGTTGGGTCTTGCCATACTGGCTTGTCTCCATAAGATGACTCTTGCATGACTGAAATACTGTCTATCCAAAACCCCTTCGGCTTGATCGTTACAGCACGTCTGTTCTTACCTACACTCTCCACTACCTGACAATTTCCTACTGTCTTCTTCGTGATACTCATTTCGCCCTCCATGGCTTTGGTTGTTGATTTGTTTTATTAATTTTTGATTATACGTAATTATAACTTATTGGTTTTAGTTTGTCAAGTTTATTTGCAGTTAATTGCAATTAATAATCTCTTAATAAGACCTTCCTTCCATAGAGTACATTCGGAGTGGTACTCAGGTATAGGACTACCCTCTAGGTATCGATCTAGTGGCGTATCATAGTTTGGATAGCCACTGCATACCTCAGGCCTGTCCTTGTGGATGCTACACCCCTCCTTGCTTCTCCTGAGACAAGTAAAGTACGCTGTTGGCCCAGTAGCCTCTCGGGCTGTCAGTAGGTAAGGATTTAATCTCTGGGCTGTCTCCTCAGGTATCATCACCCAGTTTTCTTGAATGAATAACATATCCCCACTTGCACCATTATTCTTATCCATAAACCATCGAGCTTGATGCTCCCCGGTGAGGCGGATTACCTCGCAGCATTTGGTACACCTCTTACCTTCTATTATACAATGTTCACTCATCCAAATAATCCTCCCTTTAGTGGGTTCTTATTTGGTGGCTCCTCTCCTTTTTCTTTAGCAATCATATTCTCTATCGCCCACTTACTCCGCTCAGCCCGGTTAAGCATAGTGCTCAGTATTCGTATTTGACTTTTCTTCCTCCACCTAAATGCTTCCATGGCCTCAAGCTCCGTAGGATGAGCAAACCTTTTACGACTCGTGTTAGAAATCCACCGGGGTTTATCATACGCTGACCATAAGTTTCCACGCTTCCTCGGCCCTATCCACCAACCACAGGGAGTCTCTCTGTCTCCCTCATAGATTGCTAGATTGATTGTAGTCCCGTGCTCATAATGAGTTTCTACATATCGGTAAAATAGCTTTCCCTCCATTAACCCTCGTCCTCCTTCGTCAGTCTCGCCATTGTCAGTGCAGATATAACCTCACATATCTTGCTACGCGCTTTTAGAAGATGACCTCTTGGTCTCAGTTGCTTCTCCGCTTCTATCCTATCTTCCAAATGCCTTTTGGTAATCTCTGCCTCTGCCAGTATATCTGCATAAGGTATGCTCATGAGCCCTCCTTACGGTATTCTTCCATAATTTTAATACAACCTTTCAGACTTATTAGAGCACTCAGTTTATGGGGCACATACCTCGCACATGATCGATTCTGATAACAGCCTTTAGCTACACAGGCGGGGGCAGGTGTACCTATCTCACATCGGCCTCCACAGGTATAAGCACTTAGGTTAAAGTACTGCTCTCGATAGGGGTCTCTCTGCTTAAGGTTCGGAATAAAGAGGTGTCTTTCTGGTATCTCTGCTCCAGTAAGTACATCAAATACTTTACCCTCCCGCTTCATCCCAAACTTACTACCTGTTACCTTTGAGATTATCCTTAACTTTTCAAGCATCAGTCCTCCTCCTTATCTTCCGTATGTTCTATTACTCCAGCAAGATCGTAATCTCCGTTTTTAATAGCTTTCAAGCCAGTGGCCTGTACTACATGAGTGATATGAGCATCTATCTCGCCCTTGGCCTCCATCACAGTCTGGTCTACCTGCTTATTAAATTGTTGTTCTACAAATGGGATATCTGAGGTTATATGCTGCTTTAACATTTGCACTGATCTGAGTATCTCTTCAAGATCACCCTTGCCGGCCTTACCTTTCTTTAGTTGTTCCTGTATCTTCTCAATAGTATCATCCGCCTTGCTCCCTATGCCATGCATACTTTTCTTGAATTCATGGGAGAACTCCGCACGTTTACTAATGGTTTCACATCTTTCCATGGCAATCCCATCAACCCTATCTATAGTACAAGGAACTCCATCCCCGACACCCATATTAGTCATCGCTTCCGCAAATTGTGTGTACGACATAGACACTTCGACAATAGGTGGGCCATTACCTCCACTACTTGGCCAGTCCTTATGTAGGTGCCGGTTCATATGCGCTCTTGATATCTTTAGCGTGATGTAGTTACTATGCTTAATGGACGACCCGAACATTTCTGCCGGTGGATTACATTGAACTCTGGAGAACCCTACTAACCCATAGGATTCATGTTGGTATTCCAATTCCTCACCCCCACCACAAGCCTTCTTCTTTACTATTTTAATTGCCATATTATACTCCTGCTGCTTTAGCTATTGTATTCAGTTCATTGTCTGGTAGAAAAGCCAGTTTTAAAATACAGCCCCACCCTCTAACCATTTTTCCCCGTCCCAGAAATAATTAAACTCCTGTACCTCATGCTCCATAGCTGCCCCAACAGATGGGTAACTTCTTGCTTTTTGTTCAGTTTCTCCCCGATCTCTTTCGTAGAAAGTGGAATAACCCTTTATCCTGTTATCAAAGTTATGGCCTTCGGGGCATTCAAGACTTTCTCTAAGGGATGATACATTACCTAAAGCTATGAGTGCCTCGGCCTTTTCCTGAGAATGATAATGTTTTATGAGCGTTACCCCAACTCCATCATGGTATCCATCCCAGTGATTGTATATTGTTTTTACACCATTCCTTGTCTTTACTGTGATACTTGCTCTTGTTCCCATGATGGCCTCCTGCCGTTTTGTTTGTTTTTTTTTTTGTTTTTTGATTATAAGTAATTATAACTTTTTATAAGTGGTTTGTCAAGGATTAAATGCAGTTAATTGCAATCTGGTACATTTTTATTGTACTGGTATATCTCCATCACTCCACGGTCCATCGTCATCATCGTTACCTTTAAACCATACCATTCCTGCTATAAATAATGCTATCAGTACTGCGTGTAATACCCTTGTCTGTAGTTCGTCCATACCTTCCTCCTTAGTTATAATACTCGTTCCATGTCCTTGCCTTAATACGCCTCACGACTACTTTACAAAAATCACAGTTAGCTTCTGCGGGGCATAAGTCTGCCGGGTCTACATGTACTATCTTAAAACCCGCTGTCTTACAAATATTACCATGAGTTACCTCAACCACTTTGGCCTCTTTCTTATCGGGGTCATACGTTACCAAGTTCACCTTCCTTCTCATACCCATAACTTCCTCCTTATGCAATTAAGTGCAACCTATTCATCCTCACCCTCTTCCATGTCCTCTACTTCCGCTGCTTTCATGTTGTCCTTCTTAACCATCTCTATTACTGAGTTCGGTATCTGAGATGGGTTTAGCTTATGCCTTATCCATAGCTCAGTCCTCATCGTAAGTCCATATACAACACCGGCCACAGCATCGGCCACATCGTTACTACCGTTTGGTGGATGATCTATCTTTCCGGTCTTAGGGTCTTTCTCAAGAGAGACAAATTCCTTCCGTAGCTTATCATGCCGGGGGATTATTAACCTTCTATCATAGAGTGCTGTCTTCGTCATATAGTAAGGCGCTGACGGTACTGAATCAATCGATTGCTGGCCGGTTATGAATCCCTTCTGTCTGAGTATTTGCTGAGAGTCCCTAGACTGGTACTGGTCAAAGCTTACCCACTGGATATTGAGTCCGAGTTGTTTCAGTTTATACAGCATAGCCCTGATCTTTCCGAATATAATCTCACCGTTCTTTGGTGGACTTACCTCCAGAGTGCCATCCAAATGTATCTCTGGCAGTATCTCTTCAACATCCCCTCGATCTATATTCACAAACCTCTTTACATGGCCTATAGCTATACCCGCACTGTCTCCTGTCACTGCAAGGTCGATATGCACCCAGCGAGGCTCATCAGGTCTTACAAACATATCTGGGAGCAGACTTAGCTTGACGTTCTTGAAGTCCACCTTCTCATTATTAAAGATGGAATATATCTCATCTGACATGGCCTCACTAACAGCTTCAGTCTCCAGTATAAACGGATGCCTTGCAAGGGTGGATACTCCCGCAATCTCTCGAAGGGCATCAATAATGTCTGTCTCAAATTCGGGCTTGAACTCTATCGGAATATCCTTGACTAACTCCGCGTCATCCTCATGTACTTCCTCCCCTTCCTCAAGCATTCTGGGCTTTCTGGCATCATCTCCTATAAATACTCTAAACCATATCCCTAGAAAGTCATCTGGCTTAATATCCCACACTCTTTTATCATAAACGTATATCTGGGATGTCCCCTTCTCAGCTACTTCCTTATCCCTCTCCGCCTCTTTTATGTCTGTGAACTGTCCCGGGTACCTCTTCGATGAGACTAGACAAAGGATGCCGGGGAGTTTACCTGCCTTCAGGAAACGTGACTTCCTTCTACGTGCAATGGAGTTATACACTGCTACGGCCTGATCATATGTTCCTCCATCAACACTTGCCTTCGAGTTCTCCGTTACTGACATGTAGTTCAGTTCATCTATCAGTCCCCCGATAACATTCTGTCCAATGGCTGCTGAGTCCGAACCTGATACAGGCTTGACTATAATTCTATTCGGAAACCTCATCTCTGACTCCAGATTCCTGTCGAAGGGAAACTCATTCTGGAAATAAGGACTCTTCTGAATCATATCCTTGAACCTCATGAAGTCAACCCCCTTAGCCAGTGCTGCCGTGATACTCTGGAATATAAACTCAATCTCGTGCGATGAGTCCAGCCCAAACTCTGCGTGGGGGTTCCTCATACAAGACAACAGGTACACCTGATAAGCATTGAGGTATATTGCTATTGTAGTTTTAGCTGACCCGATTCCGCCAGTAAGTACTACCTCTATATACTTACCCGAACTCATCTCCTCAATATAATCCATTACAATAGGATACACTTCGTTACCTTTGTTCAGAAAGTAAGGGTCTTCTACAAACTGCCTTACTGATACAGGTTGCGTTCTCCATTTGATGTTCTTCTTCATATGAGCAAACGTATTATTCCCTGCATGTAGGCCGGCCAGATCAAGTACAACACTCTTGAAGAACTTCTCCCTCAGTGCTGGCTTGCCTATCTCCATGCCCACTTTATATACAGCCTCACCTCTATCTCCCCCTAACGCTTCTATCAGGAATTCCTTTGCATGGGTCTCACTTACTTTCTTAGTTAACATCGATTGGCTCCTCCAACTTCCCATACTTAAAAATTTCTATAACTTTCTGTGTAGCTATGGCCAGTTGTTCATTATCTTCCTTTGACTCCACATGGAGCTGTTGTACTTCGGTGTCCGTCATAGAGAACGACCCTATCAGATGTTTCTGTATTGGCGCCACCTTCTTAAGTAATCCCAGATCAAACTGGAGGTCCGAAAGCTGATTTAGTAAGTCCTTCATAAGACCCATCTCTTTCCGCATAGCATCAAATAGCAGGGGGGCTCCGTGTTCCTTATTGTACAGCTTCTGCATCCTCATCATCTGCATCTCTACAAGCTCCGTGAGAGCCGTATGGGCATCTATCCTCTTATCTACAGGTGTGAAGATGGTCAGGGTGTCTACCTTGTCCTCTGTGCCCTTTGTGTCGCTTGGAATCAGTACCTTACTATGCAAGTGAGGTGTGATTTTATCTTTCTTATACCTGACAAGCTGCTTCTGGAGTGTCCCCGGCTTCATATCAGTCAGTAACTTCCACTCTTCTTGTATCTTCGCTACTACTTTGGGCGCACTGGTGTTTTTGATAAGCATAGACTCGATGATATCTAGCTTAGCCTGCCCCAGCCCTGTGAGTGTCTTGTACTGCCTTACTACAGCCATCTTATCCTCCCATATTCTCTATCGTAGGGTCTACTCCATCCGCCAGCCCAGATATATCTACTTCTTTGGTTACTGAGAGCAACCTCTCCGACAGAGTGGGGTCATTTGCAATTAGTTGCACAGCTGCGGATAGTATATCATCTATTGACCTACTGTTAGCCTTACACATCTGACCTAAAGTCCTGAAGCCCTCCCTATCTTTAGCCTTCATCCTTAACCAGATATTCTCCTGCCCGTTGAAGTCAAAAATCATGTAGCCATAGTCCAGTGTATCTCCGAAGGTACTGAATAGGTGGTTCAACACTTTGCTCAGGTCATCTATAGTCTTGATCTCTTTTGCTGCCTGAGTAAACTCGGCTTGCATCTCCTTGGGAAGACTCTTCTTGGTCTGTTTAATCAGTTTAGCAAACTCTGCATCATCTGCAAAACCGAAGGCATCCTGTAATAAGTCTTCTTCATACTTATCCGACACTGACTGATACATATTCATGAACTTCTCAGGGTCAAGCTTACCCCTGATCATATTCATCCTTACAACTTGAAAGGTCTCAGCATCCCCATCAAAGTTCGGGTCTGTAATCACCGTGCAGGGCACTGTCTCAAAGTCCAGATACTTAGCGGCCTCCCACCTGTGATGACCACCCACAATACGGTATGTTCCCTCATCAAGAGGTCTTACAAAGATGGGGTCTACTATCCCTACCTGTGCATAGTTATCACAGAGCAGATCGAAAGATCGGGCATCCATCTTGTTCGGGTTGTTCTCATTCGGAACCAACTGGTCTATAGGTAAGTCCACCCGCTTATGACTCTTTGTTAATTCTTTGGCATCCATCTTAAACCTCCCTCAAAAAGTTTAATGTATATCCTTCTGCATACTTATGGCCACACTTGGCCCCAATCACTTTATGTACTGCTTCTATGTTTTCCATCGATCTTGGATGAACGCCACTCCTTGCCTCCCTCCGGTACTGCTCTATTGCAATTAATTTCACCATCAAGTCATTAGCAGTCATAGGGATGAAATAATTGGCACTGGTCGGTATTCCGTCAAACGCATGTGCTTCTAATATCCTGACTACTCCCTGTAGGTTAGCAGGTCTTAGTGCTATCTTGCAAGCATGATTTAAAAATTTATGATCTTGGTTCATATCTGAGGCCGAGGGTATTACTACTTCGTGGGGACTAAAGGTACTTAATACTCCCTCTATCCTCTCCAGTATCTTATAGTAGCCTACTTGTGCCGGCTCTCCCTCGGTCAGGTTCATACATCTATGCAGCTGATAGCCCAGCTTCTCTTTAGCTTGCATAAAATCCAAGCACTGCTCTGCGTATGATTCATCCACGGTCTCCTTGCCATACTCATACACCCTACCGTACACTGTGAGTACAAATACTTCCCCGCCCTCACGAATTCTTCTAACAACTAAAGCCCCCGTTGAGAGGGCTTCGTCGTCCATATGTGCTGCTATTATTAAAGTTCTCATCTTTACTCCCTATTGCTTGTTTAAGCTTGGACAAGTCTTCTGTGCTTTGTTATTTGTTGATACCTGTAGGCATAGCCAGCATTAACAAATTCCTTTTCCGTGCCGGTAAAGTTTTTAGATTTAGAACTAAAGACCTGTTCGTACTGGAAAGGACTTACTTCTTTGTATCCTATGCTCTCTACGTCATCTGGTAATTGTGTCATTTTATCTCCTACTTAAAAGAGACCACCCATCTCCGTTTGTCGTTCAACCTCTTAATCTCCTTCTCTACTATGTCCCGGACATCTGCGAGTGACTCATTTGGAACTCCTCCCCACAGCATTAGTACCTCATCCTGCCTGTCCTTCAAATAAGAGAGGTGAGGTATTACCAACCTTCTGTCTACCTGTCCCCCCTCCACTACAAATACTGTTGACCCCATGGCATATACTGCCTTCTCTGAGGGTATTGCATCTATCACCTCATACTCTTTTCTGAGGCTGGTATAAAATGCCTTCAGTGCGAACTTACCTTGCCTGTTGTGCATGTCCAGTGCTGCTCCCGACAATCCCTTCAGTCTTATCTCTATGGGCATATCATCTGGCTCTACCTCCCAACCACCCATGGTATTGTGTGACAACTCAAGGATGGGGGCCAGTGCTAAATGCATTGAGTCTACTGCTGATAACGTACACTGCTTAATTGCATGATGATATTCCTCTGGCAACCTTTCACAGTATGCATCTATCACTTGCGTTAATCCGGGTATGTCCCTCTTCCTTCTCTGCTCGGTCTTCCTTGGTACAAATCCTGCCAGTGTACATATGGCAAGGTATCTCTCTTCCAGTGTCTCCGTACCATTTCCTTCCAGTGCCCAGCCTACCAACTCCTCAGTGGACATCTGTGAATACCTGTTGTACTGAACTATCCCTTCTGTGGAGTAATCAACTGACACTGACAACTCACAACATATTCTGCTCTTGGGCGACTTACATGCTTCTTCTATGACGTGTGCAGTTAATGTCAAATCCCCCAAAGACATTCTTACCTTCTTATTCTTTGAGAAGGCCACCACCTGCCATACCAACTCTGGGTTACCTATGCTGATATCTTCTATGGTGATGATTGCCAACGATCTCCACAAATACGTGGGGTCATCGTTGTACAAGTACCCAGCACACTTTAATGCTGTTTCAACATCACCTCTCCGTATAGCTTTCTGTAATCCACTCCTTACCAGCCACTTATTATCTGGATGAACCAATGCCCTTGGTACTATGGGTTTAACTCCTACCAACTGTTCCTGTACTTTGTGTAACACTTTCAACATATACTAACCTCCATTGATGTAAATATAAATGTTTAATTGTGTAAAGCATACCATACTATAATAGTTTTGTCAAGTTAATTGTTGCTCCCACTCCCATGCATCCTGCACCATAGAGGTCAGGTCACTGTGCTCAGGCTCCCACCCGAAACGACTTCTTATCCTCTTATTGTCGGCCACTGCTCGGGCTACATCCCCCTCCCTCCTTGGGGCGTGTATAACAGGTAGCATCATACCAGTGACTCTCTCCACCTCAACTACCATATCTTCCACTGAATACCCCTCACCCGTTCCTACGTTTAAGGTAATAGATGGGGTGTCCTCCTCTAAATACCTTACAGCCTGAATATGAGCCTCCGATACATCCTTTACATGGACATAATCGCGTAAGCATGTGCCGTCTGGGGTGTCATAGTCCGTACCGTAAATAGAAAGCTCTGACTTATTCTTAATGGCGTTGAAACAATTCTTTAGCAGGTGGGTTGCTTTGGGGTTGCGGGGGCCAATACCATTTACAAGGTCAGCTCCCAGCACATTGAAATACCTCAGGATTGCATACTTGATACCTATACGATCTGCCGCACTGGTTATCATCTGCTCTCCCACCATCTTGGTCATGCCATAAGGATTGCTAGGGTTCAAAGGTGTAATTTCTGTCAGGGTCATACTACTTTTAGTTGCCCCATACACTGCTGCCGTGCTGGAGAATATCAAGCGTTTAACACTTGTGCAGTTAATTGCACTGAGCAATGCGATTACTCCTCCGATGTTATTCTCATAATACTTCAAGGGGTCTTCGACTGATTCCGGGGCTGAGAGGCTGGCAGCAAACATCATTACTGTATCTACTTTGTACTCATTAATCACTGACCTTACTCTGTCCACCTCCTGAACTCTGGCTACCACACACCTAACATGCTTGGGGAGACTCGCAGGGTGGCCGGTTGAAAGGTCGTCGATCACTACAACTTCTTCCCCTTGATTTACTAGCTGGTGTACTACTGTACTGCCGATATACCCTGCCCCTCCTACTACTAATGTACTCATGTCTTATACTCCTTAATTGACTGACTCATGTAAAGTGTTGGTATACAACAACTTTCAATATCGGGGTCTATGTCTTACTAATGTCTTGTCTTATGTCTTAAGACACTATATATAATACCCTATGACATATCAAGTCTTTTCTTTCTTCTGTTCTTTATACCACTCGGTAAACTGTTCTAGGTTGCCTCTATAGAATAGGCAGTTACAGTGAGTTGTTTCATTACAAGCATCATGCAATACATCGAAGCAATAGTTGGCTTGCATAGTTGATATATCATCTTTCTCTACCTCGGAACTATCCTCTACGGTACTTCCTGTTTGAGTGGGTATATTTAACCCTTTATACTTTTTCATTCTTCCTCCTTAACCGATCTTCTTTAACATTTTCAACTTCGATTCTATCTGCCGTACTCCTATGGATAGGTTTCCTATAATGTTCCGATAAAATACGCTATCTCTAAGCGACTGACACCCTACACTACCCATGTCCCTTTGTAGTACGTCTCTGGCTCTTATAGTCATCTTGAGTTCTTTCTCATAACTCTCTATCCTATCCCTTCGTTCTTCTTTATCTCCCCAACCTGTGCAATCTTTATTCATCCCGCCAACTCCTTTATACTTTCCTTGCTTCCGTTAGTAATCCTCTCTGTCTCTTAATGATCTTATTATATAGCATTCGTTCTATTGGACATGTGAGCTTACTCATAGTATGTTCTAAGGTTAATATTATTCTTACTAAGGCTCTTATAATCGCTCTATCTTTATCTGTTCTTTCCTTCTCCGCACCCATCAGCCCTCCGCTCCCGACTTACCATTGGCTGTTATCCTCTCCAGTATAGAAGGACTACAACTTATTATCCGCAGACTATCTTTATCTACAACCTTCGGCCCAAACACTGATAACATTAACTCACCTATATGACTAGCCCACTGAGCTATTATAATATCCCCCGTGGCACTGTCCCGGTACTTAGTCATACCATTCCATGTTTCTTCCTCTATGAAGCCATTGAATTCCACCCCATTAATGAGAAAGTCATATGCTGCTCTCTTTCTGTTTACCTGTATCTCTATCTTACTCATAATCCCTCCATCTGGGTTAGGCATACAACCAGCCTATCTCTTGTTAATGGGTTAAGGTTCATTGAGAAGGCTTCTTTCTCATAGTAGCTTCTTGCTGTATCTCCGAACTTCCTACTCATGCCTCGCCAGTCCGCTACCATTTGTCGTATGTACTTATGAGGCATTGGTTTAGCATGGCCTTCTTTGTCTACCCAATGGTTCCAGTGATGTTTATTTCTTCCATAATGTAAGGCCCACGCCTTCCTGAAATCTTCATCTATTAACTTCTGCCCCGCCACACCCGTTTCCCAATCTACAGGGCAGTAGAACTTCCATGCGTAAGGGAAGAACTCAGCTGGCAGGAACTTTGACAGGTCATGTGTTATAGCATGCCAGTACAATCCCATCTTCCAAGCCTCTATCCCCACATTCTTCTTATGCTCTAAAATATACATCAGGTAGTGCCAATACATTCTTATCATAATACCATCCCCCGGGAATACCCGTTATATATTGCATCTAACTTATGAGCCCTTGCTCTACCTTTGTTTATCCTTGCAATCTCCTTGTAATAGGCTTCCCAACTCATAGAACATTTCTTCAGGTCAATATTTAGGGAGTGATGAAACTCGTCTCCCTCTATTACATAGTAGAACCAATACCTATCCCTCGCCCACTGTATTACTTCTTTGAAGTCCCGCCAAACCTTTGCTATCCTTGCACCGTAGATAGTCTCGAATACTATAAATAGAGTGAGTACTACTAGGACTAATATAAAAATAAACCATATCCTACTTAGCCATAATGTATATACTGCAATCATGCTTCCCTCCTTGGTTTGCATCGATGTAGGGTAATTCTTTTGTTTTCATCCCTTGCCCTTATATACCTTGGACAACTATCGGCTCCTGACCTCATGACCTTATGAGTACATCGATCTCCTTCCCTCCAGATACATTCATTATACCCACGCTCTACCTTATCTCCCTCAAGCAGTGGTTGCTTTAAGAATGGTCCTTCCATTACTTCCAGAGGTAATATCTCCTGACTACCCGGCCCCAACTTAGTAGGATTCTTACTATCCTGAGCCTCCAGCTTCTTAAGTCTATTATCTAAGTCGTCAATTAAATCAAAGAGTGCTGAGAATCCGCCCCACTTCCTGACTTCTTTAGTAATACTCATAGGCTAATCTCCAGATGTTTGATCAGATTCAACGCTTCTGCCTGAGGCCTTATCTCTGCTTACTTTAGCTGCCCGGGCATCGAACCATGGAACATACTGCTCAATATTCTTCTCATCGAATAGGCAGACACTACAGTCTTGTACCCCTTTAGCCTTCTCAGGGCAGTCCTTAAGCTCCACCTTATTACAATCAAGGCATTGCTCTGTTTCATAACATAATGAATCTCCCTTGTTCTTGTTCTGTGCTGGTACAAATTTTCCTTTAAACTTTTTCATGATTTACCCTCCTTCAACTCTTTAATTAATTCATGAACCCACTCAATCTTAACAGACCATTTCACTTTACTTCTTTCAACGTGTAGCGTGAAGCAGTCAATCATATAATCTACTGCCTGTTGATTTGCCCAGGTATTAACCGCCCGGAGCTTAGCCAATACCTGAGCCCTCCTACCCCTTAGGATAGAGAAGCCAGCATGTTTAACTCCATGGCAGTCAGGGCATAAGGCCTGTATGCCTACCAGTACCTGTTGTCTTTTCTTATCATCATAATACCAGACTTCGTGAGCCTCTACTGGATGTGCTCTTCCTTTACCCCCACATATCTCACACTTATACCCCGCCAGTTTGTAGCAATGCCTTCTAATCAAGTCCCATTCACTCTTTTTTGAGCATGGTACGAAGATTCTTTTTCTGTACTCCGTCTGGTACTAATTCAATTGATAATTTCACCTCGATCTCCTTGGCTGGGTCACCGCTTTCTCTAAGGGCCATCCTAATTTTAATCTTTTATATATAATGCCTCGGGGGAATCCTTGCTGTTCTTCTAGTTCAGTAACAGCTATCTTTTTACCTTCCCATTCCACAAAGACAGTTGATTTCTTATTACGTTGATTCTTTTTATTGCTTAGCCATCTACAGTTATTTGGCTCATAATTACCGTCATTATCTTCCCTGTCTATAGTGATTCTACTCCCTTTGGGTCTATCCCCCATATCTTTGAGAAAATTCTCAAACTTTAGCCACTTAGTACAAACTGTAATTCCTCGGCCACCATAGTTACTGTAACCTTCTCTGTTATTATTGGTACATCTTTGAATCATGTTATGCCACGAGTTGTAGGTTCCACTTGTAACTCCTGCTTTGGTATGTCCGTGCTTTCTAGCCTCTCTCTTCCAACAACCGCATGATATAGTCTTACCATTTTTAAGAGCTATTTTAGTGGCTACAGTTGTAGTTCCACAATCACACTTACAAACATATGCTATGTTACGGCCAACTTTTGTTTCCTCAACTACTGTTAATCTACCATATTTCTTTGTTGTATCGAAAAAAATACGCCTCATGATACACCTCCAATTTTTAATTATAAATCAGTATACCATGAGGCGTTAATTATGTCAATCTATACTTGGTTAAACTGCAACCTCAATATCTATGTTGGGATATAAAGCGGCAAACGTGTTAAGGGTATCATCTGGACCGACTTCTTCCATAAGTTCTTTAAGAGTCTTTTGTTTACCCTTACCCTTCCCCTTGCCTAATCCGTTTTCTAAGAATTGCTGACAAATGTATTCAAGAGCAACCGTGTTATATTCCGTACCACTTGTTTTCATTTGTTTAGCCACTGCAGCTTCAATAATTTCCTTTTGGTCGGTATGCACCTTGAATGTTAGCGTGGTAACGGTATTGCCTGTATCTCCGGCCCCGTCATCACCACCTTCATCCGTACCGCCCAGACTTTTAACAGTTTCAATTAACTGCAGGCACGTCATCGAATTGGCCTTTTCAACCCACTCTTCCACGTTCTCCTCATTAAGCAGGTGAGCAATTTCTTTCAGCTTGGTCCAGCCGACTGACTTAACGTCGTCCCACTTAACACCGGACTCAACAAGGTCTCTGTAAATCTGAACGAGATACATGGCCTTCCTGTAATGCATGCCGAATTCATCAGTGATGTAGTCCTTGAAAGACTCATGACCTGAGAACCAATCCTCCTCCTGCATTTTGGAGAGAAAACCACCGATCTTGAAGTTATTGAATTCACCTTCCTCGATGAGTTCCTTAACCAGATCAGAGACTTCAGTTTCCTTGATGTTTTCAACGGCAAATACCGTCTGAACAATCAAGTCCTCGCTGACCTCCTTCTTTGCCTTTGTCTTCGCCTTTGGTGCTGCCTTTGTTGCTGATTCTGTTGCTCCTTCTTTCGCCTTCGTTTTAAGTGCCATATCCTTTCCTCCTGTTTTTGTAGCCTCGACCTTCGTAGTCTCTGGCTTAGTTTCTGTTTCGGCCATATTGCCCTCCCTGATTTAGTTATTTATTAATTATTTATACTGTAATTATACCTAATTGAATATGGTTTGTCAAGTAAATATTGCAGTTAATTGCAAATTACCCTAGACTATCTATCCATGCTGCAAAGGCATAACCGGCAATAAGCATTATAGGCACTGTAAATATATATACCCAAGTGTTATTACTCAACCATGCAACAAGCTTCTCCGCCCTTTCTTCACACTTACAACTCATGGCTATCACCTTCATAATTGTAGTACTTACCCGCAGTCCCAAATTTCTCTTCCTTGGCCTTGTTGATGTTGGCCCTACTCAACCTTCCGTGCTTTACAATCACGTCCACCCAGAAGAGTATATGCCCTATCTCTTCCTCAAGCTTCTCCCTATTGGTCTTGCCTGTCTTATGCTTTTTGTCGTTCCATCCGAATAGTTTAACCTTAGAGACAGCTATAGCCACTTCGTTACATTCCTCAGCCAGCTTGGTAAGGTTCTTCCGGGAGTCATTATACATTGTTCCTTGGCTCATGATTTTTCCTCCATAGTTTTAATATCATGGCATTGGTAGCACAGTACCTGTAGCCCTGATACTGAGCAAAATAGTTTCAGTATATAAGCTCCTGCATGTGCCAGCGTAGTAAACGGTCCACACCCTTTGATATGATCTATATTGTAGGCACTGGTCTCCTTCATCCCACCCTTTGCTGCCGGCACCTTGACCTTCTCTTTGAGGTAATACGTGTCACCGCAATAGGCACAGGGAACCACCCATTTCTTCTTACTGCTATCGGTACAGGGTATTCTTGCATTAAGTACGGCATCCTTGTACATCTGACTGTTACGCCACTCCTTACGCAATGCAGCTTTCAGCTTACCTACAAACTTCCCCTCTGTCATGCCATACTTAGGATGCTTGGCCTGTTTCTTACCCTTGCTACCATTCTTCTTCTTTGCTAAATACTTTATCATCGTTGCTTACCCGCTACTATAAAGAAGATGGGTAGTATTATCCCTATGCATACTATCACCATACCTACATACTCCATATTGTCCCCCTGTGCAATTAATTGCAACTACTTGCGTGATTTGGCCCCTACATACTTTAGCTTCCCGGGTCAGCATTAACACCTATAAGGCAGCACTTCTTGTATTTCTTCCCAGACTTACAAGGGCAAGGGTCATTCCGTTTGGTTTTATTAAACTTCACCAATGTTATACCCTTCTTGGTTAGCACCCTAACTTTATCTTTCATAGCTGGGTTGTCAATCAGGAATTGAGGAAGGTCTTTCTTCTTTACCAGATCGAAGTCTTTCAACTCTGCATTACTGGCATTCCTCAACATGGCGTAAGTCACCATATCCTGATCATCCACCACCAGTATTTTCTTCTTTGGTTCCTTAAGTTTAAATGATGCCTCATCCAATATGACACCCACCTTTTGCACCCCTCTAAATGCTGGGGTTTCGTTGATGGTTTTTACTGCTGCACTCATATGTCACCTCCAATTAATTTAAGAGCAGGTACTATATCCTCCTCAATATCCAGCTCAAGGCGGGGTAGTACTATTTCCTTTACGGTACACTCCTCCAATGCAGATTTTGGGAATGTAACGTTAGTCACAACCGTGACGGTAATAGTTATATTGTTCCCTTTGATGTCTATATCTACACTCATTTTAACTCTCCTTTGGCATTGTGCCTTCTTTATATTTGTCACCGAAGCATTGCTTAGAAACCGCACACTCGGTAACTCGTTTATCGTATATGTCAATACATACTCTCCCAGAGAAACAACCTCCCTGCTCCCTGAACTCTATTACCTTTATAGCCTCGTCACATCCGTCCTGAGTCAGTGCATCGTCGCGCTTTACATGATACTCTTTGAAGGGTGTAAAAGGTGCATCTTTAAAGCCCTGCCCCTTCAGTCCATGATCAGATATCCCAAAGCCCTTAACCATATAGAGGACGGATGCCTCTTTGAGGTTGATCATCTTGGCTGCTAGGCCTCCGTACTCCTCCACCAAGCGCATGTAAAGGTTTGTTCTTTTTCTATGCTCAGCTTTGGGCGCCTTGAGGACTTTAAACTGGTCCTTATCAATAGACTTGAGTTCAACTATTCTGTATTTCTTTTCTCCGGGAAGGTGCAATAGTACATCAATGCCCCCCGATATACCAGAACTTTTTGACTTGAATCTCAGTTCCTGATAATGCCAGTCTTGATGTCCACAGGTGCTGCATGCTCCGGGGTGTTTACAGAAAGTCACCACATGCTTGCACCTTCTACACTTCCAATCCCCCACTGCTATAGCACGAGCCCACCTATTCCTAAATTCCTCGTGCAGTAGCTCCCCAAGATCAAAGGTGTATCGAAGGGACGTTCCAATGAACATACCCTTCTTCTCCTCCCCTGTAACATCAAGTAATTGGTACTCCCTTGCACAGAACTTCCTGTCCGGGTTCGTAATGTCTGAGGCATGCAGTCTTTTTATAGGTCTTGCCGGCTCATACTTTGGCATGAGGTGATGCAGGTATTCCTTAATACCTTCCTTAGGCAGTAAGTCCTTAGCTTTCTTGCCCCAAGCCATTCCCGATTTTTTAGTTGTCAAGCCCTTCAAGAGGAACCTCCACACCTTCAAAGAACACTGGCTGCATGTCCTTGAACTCTTCAAGTAGAGGGCACATAAGCTGCCTCATTTTAGGGTGTGCGAACTTAGAGATTCGTTGCGTAAACACCTCTCGCCATTGTCGGAAGTTACACGTTACTACGATCTCGGCTTTCAAATCCACAGGTAACAGACCTCGTGCTTCCTGTGCTGAGGCGCCTAGCTCAAGCTGCTCAAAGTAGTAACTCTCCGCAGCTTCCATACCCTTTACCCATGACTTCCGCCTTCGTTTCTTAGCTCGTATAACTTCCGCTGAGTCATTCGATTGTATTGTATGGAACAAGGACTCAATTACGGTAATCTCCTTATCGAACTTCTTCTTGGAGTAGTTGCAATACCGTGTACTCTCCTGAGAGAATGAGCATAGCCTGTGTCGCACTATCTCATGAGTAATACCTCTATCCATAATGAAGTGCACACTTGCCCCTGCATGCTCTATCACAGATAAGTGTCCCTTCTTGATGATACCTCGGATAAACGTCTCAGCATCCTCGTCCTTCTCACCTGCTATACTCTTATAGCATGTTCGTCCCGCAAACTCTACCAATCTAAGTGAGTCACTGTAATTAGGCATCTGTAGTATCTGTGACTGTGGTTTAACGATTCTCATAATTCCTCCTTATTGTCTAAAAAATATCCTTCACTCTCATCAAAACTAGGCTCTGCTAACGTACATCCACAAGCCCAGCATTCACCATCTTCTTTATTTACAAAGGCCTTACACTGAGGACACCTCAGACTTTCTTTCTTAAAAGTCTCCCCATGTCCCACCCGGTAGTTATCTGTTGTTGGCATCTGGATACAAGGGTAGTCTCCTAAACATCCGTCATCACCCCCACTCATGGCTTACCTGCCCCTTCAAAAGTACCATTAGGCTTAGTCTCCTCTTCCTTAGCATCATGCCCTGCTGCAACTTCTTCTGCCAGCATGTAGGAGTAATTACCTAAATCCCCTGCGGTGTCTATCATAGACTCATCCTTTACCTGCTGGTCCTTCCCGCTGAATCTCAGATTAGCGAAGCGCATCATCTTATCCGTCATCCTTACCAGTAGCCCGAACTGGATGAAGTCTTCCACCGTTTCTAGTTTAGCAGAACCCCCACACATTTCCCTCAGGATTCCACCTGTCTTCTGATATGAACTTCCATAATCATTGTTCTTGGCCTTAAATATCTCAGCCCCCTCATGCATTCGTGCTGGTACTCCTTGTGCTTGTGCTTTTGCTTTTTCCATTCTACCCTCCTTGATATTCTTTTAATGCTCTCTCTATGGGCCATCCACGCTTCAACCTATGTAATACTGTGTGAGTTGATAACCCTAATCTCTTTGACCACCCCGGGGCAGTATCAGTGACATCCTTAAAAGTGTACATCTTAACTCTAGGTTGATTACAACTTTGTTCTTTGGCTGTCGCCCATCTGCAATTCTTTTTGGAGTAACCCTTTGTTCCGTCTTTCCTATCGATAGACATGCCTTCAGGTTTTTCCCCCATATCCTTAAAGAAGTTAGCGAAATTATCCCACCGTTTACAGAGCTTTATACCTTTACCTCCATACCGAGGATATTTGTGATGATTTGGATTGTTGCATCTCGCCCTAATTCCTTTCCATAACACATACAACGCTGTACTTGACATTCCATGTGTTGCGTTACCATGTTTACGCATGTGGCCTCCTTAAATATTAAATTTATATATTTAAGTCTACCAAATTATTACTTGTTTGTCAATTCTTTAAAGGTATGCATTTTCATAACTATAAACTCAGAGTCAATGTCCTGTAGCTCTCCTGTGTCGTCTACAAAGGAAAGAGTAAGCAGAGGCACCCTGCCTGTTTCTCGTGCCTCCACTCCAATTTTATTAAGCCATGATTTCTTAAGGGATATAGACTGATGAATGGTAGCCTTGGCCTCAATTCTAAACTCTATACCTTTAAGTGTTGTGGTACCATCACTCTTAGCCCCCACCATTGCCCCGCTTCCCGGTGTCAACCTCCCCTTTAAACCGACGACAACCCTTTTCTCAGAAGTTGTTCCATGATCTTTACGTGCTCCTGTAGAAAATCTATTGCCTAAGATTTTAGCCATACAGCAACTCCAGATTGGCGTCAATTACTGCCTGCTCATAGTACTTTTTAAGTTCTGTATTATTGTTTAAATGTTCTTTTAGTGCCTGCTGAGTTTTAAATTCAAATTTCTCTTCCAAGGATACTACATCATGTAAGCTCCATTTATTCTTACCTTGCTGTATTAGTCCAAAGTCTTTCAAAAATCCTGATAATGTTGCCCAACTCTCAACATATCCAGCTGGATTATCATTGAAGGGCAACATCTGCATATCATAAACAATGTTCTTGGATACAATAGGAACTCGGTGCTTCATGATAGTTACTGCCGTTTCCTTGTAGCATGCTAAGGCTTCACTGATTGTCTTATCAAGTTTCTCCTTACCGTATATCCTACATGTAAGCCCTGATGCATGTTCCAATGTTGCTCCCCCGGGTTGATATTCAGGGTCACCAAACATCTGGCCTATTTTTGTTCTTACCTGATTAATGAAAATCGGTGTTGGGTACCTGCCATTTGCTTCTGCTCTAGTTAACCCAACCAAACATTTCCTCATTAAAGTGCCTATCAATTTACTGGCACCTCCCACTGCTGCTTTCTCTGCTGAATTGGCATCTTCATTTTTGGTAAGAATACTTCCCAAAGAATCGAAGAGGATAATAGATACATCATCAGCATTAAGCATAGCCTCAAACATATCTACGGCTTCCTCCCCCCAAGTGGGCTTTAGAACTATCAACCTATCAATGTCAACTCCCAACAGTGCCCACCATACAGGGTCATAGGACTTCTCTACATCTATTACCACACAATAGAGGTGAGGATTAATCTTTTGCTCCATAGCTATAGTGAGTATGGCAAGATTCGTTTTCCCCGAACTCTTCTTCCCGTAAAAGATACTGGCTTTCCCCCTCGGAACACCCCCGCCAGTTCCTAAGTCAAACGGATATACCCCTGTAGGAATGCGCTCAACATTACCAATCTCTCCTCCAATGGAGCCTGCTGCTTCCCCCATAACCGTTTTAACATTCTTCATTACATCAAGAACTGAATTTCCCGTCCCAGCTGCGAACTTATCCTTGTTATCCTGCTTACTCTTCTTTGTATTGTTCTTATGGACTACAACAGGGACTTTCTTTTTTTCTGTATCGTTTCCTGTTGCGCTTTTCTTAACCTTTTTAACCATACTTCAATCCTCCTGACTATTGCAATTAATTTCACTAGGACTCAAGGTCGTCAAGCATACCCTGCATTTTTTTACCTACCCACTCATACCCCTCATTGAAAGCCTCATCAAGGTCAACCTTCTCACAAGGAATTGATACCCCTACATCGAACCGGATACTTTCATAGTCTCCAAGGTTCACGGTCTTACCAGCTTTGACTGTTACAATGCATGCCTCCCCTTCTATAATCTTACCCCCCAAATCCTCCTCTTGGGTATCAATCACTTCATCCTCACCTTTACCTTTAGTCATCGTAACCGTGCCTTTACCTTTTGCCAGTTCTTCTTTCTTTTTCTTAAACTTTAGCATAATTCCTCCTTGTCTTAAATTGCATTATACCATTGACCTTCTAGTGTATTCATGGCCGTTGTCTTCGCGCCTTTGTCTTTGCCTAGAAGTTTTGCCTTTACCTTCTGTAGCAGTCCCACTTGATGCTTCGTGTAGCACCTATGAGGTGTATCGAATATCTGTGAGGGTATCCAATTCTTTTGCTCCCAGATCAGGAGAAGCTTAGTAGTAATCCCAAGTCTGTTTGCCACGGTCCTTGCCTTGTAAGCCAGTATTTCTTTACCGTTATACTCTTTCCTACTCATCCCGGCAGGTGGCTTAATGCTGGCCTTATACTCCCGAGCTTTCTTTTTTAATAGCTCCCTGTGCTCCGGGTCGTTGTCATACTTATCCTTCCTGTCCTTCGCAATCGTAACTTTGTTATTAATGTAATGCTGTTTATGTGAAAACCCATTACCATTTTTATGTCGTCCCATACATCCCCCTATTTATCTACTACAATCGCGCCTATCTCATGATACCACGCTAATCTTTTATTTTCGTATCCCTGAAATACGTTACTGGTCTTGTCCAGTACATCAAAGACTATTGGCACCACGCCTTTAACCTTTCCCCACTCTGAAGCATCTATCTTACCTTCATACTCCCTCAATATCCTGCCCACTGTCTGCCTTACATCTGAGCGAGGATGACATAGGATTGCTGTATTCCACCAAGGGGCGTCAGTACCCTCTTCACACATCTTAAATGTTGCTAGGACTAATGGGAGGGCTTTAATACGATCTCGTTCTGCCTCTGCCTTAATACCCCCTATGAAGTACCCCATGTCATCTTTAGGTACTCCAAGCCCTCTAAGCTTCCCCTCTAACAGTTCTAACATTTCTTTTGTCTCAGAGAATACCACCACGTTTCTGCCAGCCTTATGGCATTGCCTAGCAAATTGCGCTATCAGGTTCGTCCTGCTTTTATGCCTCGACAACATCTTATTTAGATGCATGGTCTTGCCGGCCGTATGTGGTAGTGGGCCTATACTTGACTCCCCTGTTACTTTATCTTTTATTACTACCTGCGGTATCTTCCATGTAGACGTAACCCGTATTACCTTTGGTACCATAGGGAGTCCGTCTGCTACTATTCGTACAGGACCAATATGTGCCCTAAATACCACATCCCTACCATCCTTACGTTTGGGGGTGGCAGATAGGCCCATCCTTAATAATGCCGGGAAGAGCCACATAGCCTCACTAAACTTTTCTGCCCCCATCCTGTGAACCTCATCACATATTATAAACCCGAAGTCTTTATACACCCAAGAAGGATATCTCCCTCTTTTGCAAAGACTCTGCATGTATCCTATAACTACTTTCTTTCCTACAACATCACATTTGTCCCCGTATATCTCCCCGATCTCTGAATCCTTTAACCCCAGAAAGTCCCTGCAAGCTTTGCGCCACTGGCCCTTCAAGTCTTCTTTATGTACCATTATGAGAGTTTTTCTTCCCACATTGGCAATCAACTGCATACTACAGGCAGTCTTTCCCTTTCCTGTTGCAGCCTGAATCACAAATGACTCTCTTGCTTGCAGGAGCTTTGTCGCGTCACGGACTATCCTGACTTGATCATCGTTCCTTGGCTTAAATGATGAAGTGAAATTAATTGCAGGGCCAACCACTCGTCTGTCGTCATCAGATACAGGTGTACAGTTTCTAGGTATCTCTATCAATGGTTTACTACTATTGGTGCTGAGTAGTCTATACATCTTGATATCTTCTTTGTCTTCAAACCTAGACTTACGGGTGTACATCTTCTCAAATGCCTTAGTATATTCGTACACTGCTGAACTTCCTGTCCATAGTGGTTTTTGTGTCTGCATCAACTTCTTCATCTTCACTCCTTGATAGAGGAATTACGGGGGGCGGTGTAGTGTGGTGGCCCGACCCCCCGACCTCAATTACTTAGACTTACAGCTCATTCTTATAAGATTGACCAGCATCACTTCCACTCTGATCTGCAGAACCCATGGCCTTTGTGCCGAAGCCCAACTTTCTCAGTTCATCTGCAGTACGGTACTCAAGGAATTCTCCATAATCCAGAGGCTCACATACCGTATCTGGAAGCTCCTTTTGAATTTCTTTGAGGGTGTTGGTCTCATCATAATCAAAGACGTTACCTACCCCAGCCTCCTTGTCCCCTGTACGTGATACATCAAAGGTTGCTCCGGTCAGACCACCACGCTTAGCAGCTATCTTCTGAAGTTGCTTGACAGTACCACGTTTGGCAATAAAGAGTTTAATCTGGTCTTCATACACTGTACCATCCTTGGCAGTATACTTGTCATGATCGATAATAGTCAACGCCCCTGCAAGATAAGGTTTGTCACCCCCCTGACATAGTGGGCAGGGCTCACTGTCCTGAGTACATATAAAGTAGTTCTGGTACGAACCATTCAAGAACATACTATGCTCATAGTACATCAGCATGTCGAGTACACCGTCGTCGTCCAGTGCTCCATCCATGAATGTAATCATGTTGTCCTTGTTTGGTGGCATCCAGTACCGTCTTGGTTTGCCAGCTGCTTCCTTAGCTGCCTGAGCTTTTTGCTCTTCCTGCTCCATGGATTCAGCTGCTGCCTTTCCTTTTTTCATCCAACCAGTATTGGTGGACTTTTCCTTCTTCGGCTCAGCTGATTTAGCTGCTGCCTTATTCTTCTTTTTAATCATGGTTCTTCTCCTTTTTGGGTTTTGTATGACTCTCGGTCATCTTCGGTAAGGATACTAAACAAACGTGAATTTGTCAAGTCTTTAATCTTACTTGTACTACTCCTTCTCGCAGAGGGCATCTTGGGTCCACCCAACCCATGCGCTCTGCACCATCCGCTAACAAATCCAATTCAAAATGTTGTAACGTACAGACCTGTTCATTTCTAAATACTGCCAGCATAGGCTTTGCCTGTGTTACATTTTTTCTAAAGGGACATGCCTCACATGATCTAACAATGTACTCTTTCATAATTCAATTCCCATCCTTTCGAGGTTCTCTGCAATTACTTGCAATGGGGTTTCCCCCGCATCCCCGTACTCTTCCTCTGGTTCTATGTGAGAACATTTTACTCCCAACTTCTTGAAGTGCTTCTCTGCCCTCTCTCGTCCACGATCTCCACCAGTCCCTATGTCGAAGTACGTCACTATCTCGGCAGCGTCCCTTAGCCTCTTATATTTTGCGTCAGGCATACTTCCCATCAGTCCCGCAGCCACGTTTGGATACACTTCATAGATTCTTAATAGATCAAATGGGCCTTCTACTACCACCACCGGCTCATCTAGGTCAAGCTTATCTTCGTTCATCCATATCTGAGGATTTCTGTGTCCCTGATAATCATAAGCGTAATACCTTAGTTGTGCCTCCCCCGTCACGTCCCTACCGTGCAATCCATAACATCTTCCGTGAAAGTCCATGACCGGAAAACATACCGTCTGCCTCTGGAAGTCGAACTTAATGTTCAAATCATCAACTACGCAGTCTGGAACTTCTCGCCCCTTCAGGTATGGATGCCCTTTGGCTGAATTGAATGAGTTTAACCATACCATTGGAAACTCCACCAGCTCCCCCACCTTACTTTGCATGGTCTCATCATAGTCGAGGATACCTTCTGTTTCATCGTCTTCCTCTTCTTCAAGAGCAATCTCAAGGGCAGACTTGATATCTACATCAACTTTGTGCTCAAGTCTATTCATCATCCGAATATCCATTACAAGATCATAAGCATTACCCACGAACCCGCAAGTGAAACAATGAAACAAAGATTCGCCATGAGATTGCTCACCTCCACCAAAGGAAGGGTTGTTGTCCGTCCCGTTGGTGTGCTTCCAAGGAGCCCGGGGGCATTGTGCTGTAACCCATGTGGACGTACCCCCTTTAAGCTTTGCTCCTAAAAAGGTGAGGAACTGAGTTATATCATGGCGCTTCATTAGTTACCTCCTTATTTTAACTATTTACCTGCTTATTCTTTCCTGCGTTATTACCTGTAGGAGTATTCAACGCTCGTTCCACACTCCACCCTAAATCCTGTATCCGTCTCCATACCATTTTATATCGGTTACCCTGCCCCCCACATAAAGCTATCAGTGGTACAGTTTCTCCCTCATATTCAACGAATAATGTACTTCTTCTATTACGTTGGTTCTCTAAACAAGATACCCACCTGCAGTTATCTTTGGAATATCCTTTGTTGTTATCAATCCTATCTAACTGCATTCCTTCAGGTCGTTCTCCCATGTCAGCTAGGAAATTAGCGAAGTTATCCCAGTCGTTGCTGTATCTTATCCCTCTTCCCCCGTACCATTTATATATTTTACAGTTGGGGTCATTACATCTTTGCCGCATTCCTGTCCAGACACTATATAGAGGATGCTTATTTCCTCGATGAGCTAATCCGTGCCAGTGCATTATTTCACCTTAAAACTTCTGGCACCCTTTTGCTCCTCTACCAGTATAACCTTCTGCTGTTCCGGTGTGAGGTATGAGTCTACATCCTTGAGAGTGAAGCCGGCCAGTTCAAGAGCAAGACCTTCTTTTACTTCCTCAAACATATCAATGAGTTGCCCGGTGTCCTTTATGGACCGACTCTTACCCATCGCCCCAACATTGAGGACATTTTTACCAGAGTCAGATACAAGCTCCAACTTCTCATCCTTCGTAAGATCAAGGTCTTCAGTGACTATCCCCATGATCTTATTTTTGGAGGCAGTCAATTTTACTAAGAGAGGTTTCAGCTTATCCTGAAGAGCTTTTATCTTAGTCTCAATATCTGCATACGTATCCACCTCCTTTGCAATAATGTCAACTGCCACCTCCGTTGCCGTGGTTACTATTTCAGTCTTTTCCTCTTGTTCTACTGGTTTTGTCTTGGTCTTAAATTTTAATGCCATATTATCCTCCTTGGTTTTATTATTTTAATGCTGTAACTATAACTTATTTATTTAGTTTTGTCAAGAGAATTTATTATACTTCATTAGATTCTCTTTCTGGGTAATAATCTGTAAATTTCCTTGTACATGTAAACCAGACACCCTAACTCCGTTAAGAGGTATAATATGGTCTACATGGAACTGCTCCCCATATCGCTCAGTGAGTTTAGCTGCTAAAATGTAGTATTGTTGTATCTTCCAATCATCCGCCCAAGCTGGCATAGCTTTCAGCTTAGCTGCTCTTCTTTTAGCGGTACTATAATTTACCTTGTCCTTGTTAGCCCTTCTCCAATACTGCTTATAAACCTTATGCGCTTCTTTTGTTTTAGCAGGCTGTATGGTCCCTCTCTTGCGTATAACTTCTGGTAGATTATCCTTATACCTTTTCATAGCGGCAAGTTCATGTTCTCGGTTGCTTTCGTACCTAGTCCTTCGTATAGCCTGCCGCACTGGTACTGGGGTACTATAGTATCTTTTTGCTACTTTGGCTATTACAGTTTCTTTATTGTTTTGATACCACTTAGCACTGTAAGCTTTCGCACATAGTAAACACTTGCCTTTCTTACCATCTTTAGTCCGTGGTTCATTACCAAACTCTGATAACTCCTTGGGTACACCACACCCTTTACATACTTTCATAACTACACCTCAATCCAGAAATAACATATCATCGGTATTTTCCATAACTTCTTGAAAATTCATTAAATTAAAATCCCAGTTTATATTGAATCCACCTACCTCACCATTCCTACCTTTGAGAATGTTTACTTTTCTCTGCATTTTGGTTGCGATGCTCTCCTCCTCCAATAGACCTAGAACTATAGTGCTGAGCTGACCAATAGCATCTGAATACCCAATATCCTCAAGTCCTATATCCTCTCCTTTACTTGCCTTCATTTTCTTGGCTGCGTCCCTGTTAAACTGGTAGCTGCAGATTGTCGGGATTCCAAGATCGGTTGCCAATGCTTGCTTTATAAGTTCCGCATTCTCATCAATCCTTGCAAACTTATTCATTCTCTTATCTGGGTGCTTTAGTAGGTATGCTCCATCGATGATAAGGGCTCCCGGTTTCAACTGTTTACATAGTGCCCAGATATCCTCAACTGTAGCTGTGAGGTTACCATCTACAATCCAGCAAGGGACTGGATGATCTTCCATCAGTTTCAAGCCATGAGTCATCTGCTTATACCCTGCTGTAGACAAGGCTGCTTGTTTGATATGAGTTAATGGTTTATGGGTATGCATTGCCGCCACTCGTTGTATCAAGGGTAAGGGCGTCATTTCCATTGAGACCAGAAGCGTTGGGCGTTTCATCTTACTCCATATGTAATGCATAATGAATAAGAGAAGAAATGTCTTTCCTGAATTGTGTGTAACAAATCCTTCAGCTATAAAGTTATTGTAAGGGTCGGCACATACTAAGTCATAAGTATCTTCCATCCCAAATAATTCAATACTTATTATTTTCTCTGCATGTACCAAATTCTGTCCGAAACGACTTCTAGTCCCCTCATACCCCATCCCTGCACCGTGCTCTTTACCATGCTCTGAGTTTGTCAATAATCCTAAATTCGATACAGCATTGTTATTAGTATCCTCATCTTTATGATGTATATGCAACGAGCTTTCAGAGAATACAAAACCGTGATTTGGGTTCGTTTTCAATTGCTGAATAAAGTCTTGGAGGTTAACTCCATTTAGGGCTGCGTCATAATTAGCTCGCTGCTCTAGTACTCTATGGTATACACACCCATTTATAACTCTGGTGGGATAAGGGGCGTAGGGCATCTTTGTACAAATCTCTTTTCTGTAGCGTCCAGTTTGTTTATAACCTTTTCCAGTATCAGGAGCTTTACATATTACCTCGTCGCCTACTACTAAATCTCCCAAAGGCCTAAAACCATTAGGTGTCATAAACATGTGGTCTGTGGTTGCCCTTACTACTTTTCCCGATTCCGTAGTAACAGTGTATGTCTCCTTCTTTCCAGAGTACACAATATCTTCGACTATGTTAAGCCCTGTCAAGTCGTCGTCCATCAAAGATTGTACTCTCGTGGGGATACTTAAATCCCACTTTCTAGCACCCCTTCCTTGTTTAGCGGTTTTTCCATGCATTCCTCGGTATACCTCTTTGAGGGTGTAATACCTCCCACTACCTTTTGATTTTCTGGAGATATAAAGTTTTGTATCACCGGATAAACAAGCCGGCCGGCCCACGATAGATATAACGTCTCCCGGCATTAAACCCCCGGTCATCTTGTCGAGGTAATCCCATCCGGTATTGATTCCGTAGTCGTCCCCAAACTTCATCTTTTCTTTATATTCTTTGGTGATAATATCACAAGCATGCCTAAAGTCTACCAGTTGAGTACCGTACTTCTTAACTGTGAGGCCTGTTAGTATCCCTGTAAGCATTTCAATGGCTTGGCCAGGGTTCATGTTCTCTTTGGTCAAGAACATCTTTGCTTCGTCGAATCCTTGCTTCAAGGCATTATGAAAATATCTATCCTTTACCTTGTCGGCATAGAATGAGGCCGGTTCAATGGCCTTTGGCAATATAAGGTCTTCAAACTGATTTTCTACTGTGGCCATCTTTGGGATAGTACCGTGATCATGGATGAAGTTCTTTATATAACCATGCAACTCCAACTCTGTGGGGCGCAGATAATCTGTATCTATACAAAGCTTGACGAATGATTCAACATCACCTTCCTTGATAATGGATGAAATTAATTGCAATCCTATCGAACTCTTCTTAATCATATGGCTCCCTATTTGACTATTTTAAAATGTGCTGTGATGTGATCATAGAAGGCCACGCCATATTGTGACTTCAACAGCTGCATATCTGCTATGTAAAGGACCGTCTGTAGGTCAGCTGCAAACCTCCTGTGTAGCCAACCAAGCAAAGTTGATACTTCCCATGTTGCTATATCACCCCCGCTGCTCTTTTGTAAGAAAAAGTTGGGAATACAAATCAATGGAGGCTCGAAGTTCTTATGTGCCTTCTCCATCTTAAGTATTTCCTGAACGGTAACCAGTCTGGCATCAAGGTAATTCCTGAGACACGCCCCGACAATGGCCATCATCCTATCCTCAACATTCACAACTGAGCCGGTGAATACCATGCCAGCCTGTCCGTCCTCTGGACTCCTGATGGTCTTGAGCCATTCTCGTTCTTTATCCCCACAATGATCACTAAAGGCTGTATACGTAAAGTATTTTGGGATACCTGCAATCTTACAAACTTCCGCAAGGTCTTCCACCATACGCTCATGGTGTTCGCGCTTCAATACACCTGATTCGTAATACTTCTTGTATAGCGCCATGTGATTATCTACTGCCATTCATTCCTCCTGAATTAAATTGAAGCCCCCATTTTCCGATTGTGGGATGGTTGGTAGGAGGCCACTGTTATCAGCACCAATCAGGTTAAGTGTTACGGACACCGCTCCTGCCTATTCGCTCGGTCAGAGGCCGTAAAATTCTAATCTTTAAGTTTATCCCATTCACGACGTAGATCAAATACTTCAGGATTGTCTACTATACCGATTATTTGGGATATAGCATTATCAGCACTTAAGGTAGAGTCTGGTATTATATGCTCGTTCATAACATCTATCACCTTGGTAATAACCTGATTGGCTTTTTCCAATTGTGCAAATAAGTGAGCCTCAACTACTGTCTCTGTTTTCATAAATCCTCCTTAATGATTATTAAACTATAATACCTTGTTTATTTAGTTTTGTCAAGATTATTATTCTTAGCCTTAGCATGCTCTCGGTACTCCTTAATATTATTTTGTAACATTAACACGCTATTCTTACAACAATGTCCGGCCATATAGTGCCCTGCCTCGATAAATTCTTTCTCAAGTTCTCGAAGTAAGGCGCAGCACTTAGAGGCGTTAGCTATAATATTACTCATAAGAATCCTCCTACTAAATACTCAAGTCCACTAATGGCACGGTAATCCGTTGTTGCTAAAATCATGTCATGATCGTCTTGTAACTCCTGTCGTATTACCTCTGCCGGTATACATATCTCAGAGAAGCCGGGACTTACACTTATCTTAGATTCATCGTACCTAAATTCGTCCGGGTCAAGATACCCGTATGTTTCGTTCCAAGCTACCTCGTCAAAGTCTTGCATAACATCCCTCCCTATAGTTTCACCAACAGATGTCAGGGTAGCACTGAGCTATTGTTTAGTCAAGGGCAAGGTGGCTGAATAGGAAGTAACCATAATAGTCTCACCAGTAACCCAAAAGTGTAAGCTATAAAACATACTATTAACAAACCACGTAGCATAGTAGGCTTTAGCCGTCCTTCCTCTAAATACTCAAAGTTCCTCATATAACCCCCCATACCCATATACCTAAGTTAATGATTAGTATCCATGATACTCCTAAAATGACAGTGATACATGCGGCTATTACTGTATTATTCCAATTCATACTTTACCCTCCTTCTCTAATTGTTCAAGTTCTTCCAGTGTCATAGGTTTATGCTCTTTCAGTTCCACCACCTTTGGCTTCTCCTTCTTTGGTTGTGCAGTTAATTGCAAACCAGTCTTCTTTCCTGCCTCAGTCAAGGCATCTACATTTTGCTTCATCCATGCTATTGCCAGTTCAGTGTTTGAAAGCAGGAATCCGAGGATAGGTTTATCGGGGGGAGTCTTCATCCCTAGACTGTCCTTACAGTGCATATGGAAGTCTATCCACCGGGGGATAATATACTCCACCATAGGTAAAACATCATTCCCTCCTTTTCGTATCATGTCTTTAAAGTTCCGGGTATCTTTCATTGTAAAAGTCAGATACTCAACTCCCTGTGTTTCAATCATCAGCTGCCGGTAAGTTTCCTTTACCTGATTTAGAGGTGACATCTTCTTTACCTGCTCCTCTTTATTCTTCTTGAATTGCTCTATCATAGAACTTGCTCCGCCCTTCGTATACTTCATAAACTCCTCCGCTATTTCTTTTTTTGTTTTACTAGAAAGGAGGTCGCCTTCTCTATAAGCCTTCTCTACTAGCCTTATAAGCCTTTGGGTGGCAGTGTGCAACATATCCATTGCATAGTGCGACTCCTCTAAGGCAGTGTGCAACATATCCGTCTCACTGTGCAACATACTAATAGTCTCACTCTGCGACTTATATGATGCACCCTGCAACTGCTCAGTATCAAGAGAATACGTTACACTTTTAGATTTTCCAGATACCGTAACCCATCCATTCTTCTTAAGACTTGTGAGTGCTCTGAACACCGTGGACCTATCCATACCCATGAACTTTGCTATAGTGTCTACAGAAGGCCATGCCTTGCCTTCCTCATTAGCATAAGTGGCCAGTACCTGTAGCACCATCTTCTCCGTACCTTTCAAGTCTGAATCTAATACCAGCTTGTTCCACTTAAACATATTTTCCTTTTTGCAATTAGTTTCAATCTTTAATAGACACAGGATACAGCTTTAGTCGCTACAACATAATGCCAGAGGACTATCCCCTGTGGTGTTCTGTTAGTCACCTATATATCCTATGCCTATTAAAAAGATGATCGGGGCAGGATTCGATACCTGCAAGGTACTAAACGTGTACTTAGCCTTTCCCTACTTCACCCTAACCTCGTAATGATTAACCGCCGTAGCTGTTAAACCCTCATAGTAGTGATGCGTTACCTTACGCTACCCGATCATATTAAATTTAACTCCTACTGCTCAGTAGGTTTCTTCTCATCCTTCTCAGTCTGGGCCTTATGCTCATCACTGGGAGTAGCCGTAACCTCTTCATTTTCTGCATCAAGCAATACCGCATCACTTGCACCGTCTGCCGTTTGCTCCACAGTAACGGTAGTGTCTTCTGCTAGGGCAAGTTGAGAATCTTCCATGCCACCGGGAACCTCTTTAGCGAAGTGGAGCGTTTCCAGCATCTTTGTGTAATCCGTACTGTAGTTGCCTTCCTCAATCTCTACATTGCCAAAGTACTGCTCAAGGATTGTGAGGTACCTTTCTATAGAGTAGTCCTTGAGGAGCTGTTTACGGTACTGGCAGCATTGCGCTTCGTCAATCATGGCAGAGCTTAAGGCCACCACTGTCTCTGCAAAGGGGCCATCCTGCAGTGCTCTCATCAATACCTTTACACCTTCTTGGCCCCCCGGTATCTTCATAAAGCTTTCTATACCAAAGAAGCATGAGCCTCTTCTTCTGACGTTATCAAGCTTGGCAAACTTAATGTCAGGAAATACCTCTTTGATAAGGGCTACAACATCCTGTACATCATTATCCTTCTCAGGAGCAAACCTAACCCTTGAACCAATCATTATGCTGGCTCCATCAACCTCAAGTACAGGCTTATAGCCAACCCTGAGACCTCCCTTCTTTCCGAGCACTAGATAGTCAAGGTTTCCCTCTGTGCCTATCATGAGCTCGAAATCACTGATGTCTATCTTTTTCGTTCCTTCTTGCAACTGCTTATCATCCATATCAGTCCTCCTCTTTATTAAAGTAATGTTCTTTGATTACATCTAACGTGATCTCTGTTACCTGTGCATGTGATACCTCCTTGTTCAGGTTTAATGTGTCATCAATAATCTCACTGACTGCATCTGCAACTTTTTGATTTACATAGTTCTCATCAAAGGTTGCCAAAAGTGCGTTGGTCAGTTTAAAGGCTCCCTGCTCATCCAGTCCCTTCATGGTGAATATCTCATTAATCCTTCCCGGTCTGTAAACTTCCTTAGGAATGGCGTCAATGGCATTGGTAGTCATTACGGTCAGTACTCTTGATTTATGCTCCTGTAGCCACCATAACAGCTGTTCTAATAGTCTGCCTGTTACACCTGAGTCATCCCCTTGTGTAAATAGTTTCTCCATTTCATCCAATAGCAGGATGCAGGGCTCTTCCATATCAAGTTGTTGGAATACTGCTTTGAGTCGGCCTTCGCTCTCCCCTACCCACTTTACCATAATACCTGACATATCCAATCTATAGAGAGGGATGTCAAGCTTACTGGCCATCATCTTGGCACCAACCGTTTTTCCCACTCCGGGGCAACCATGCAATAGTACCCCTCGCGGTATTAATCTATGATCATCACATTCAAGGAAGAACTTACCATTCTTGTCCAGCCAGTTCATCAAAGGCACATCTGGAAGGTAACAAGGCAGATTCGTATCTATTTCCTCAATACCTTTATGATCTACCATAAGTGCCCTTCTCGTCTTCCTAATTCCAAAGGGTGTGATAGCCCCTTCTGCATATGTAAGCTTCAATACATTGCGAACCTCGAAGAGCGTGAGGCCACTTAAGGCTTGTGTCGTGTGAAGTATATTATCATCCTCAACTATATCTACCACATGCTCAGCAATCAACTCCTTTGGTGTCGGCAGTACCCCTGCATCAAAAAACAGGTAATGCTCACATTCTGGATTAATGAGTATCAGGCATGACGCCCTTTCCTCAAAACTGTCATATATCTTCTGCCAGTTATCCTGCTCCTTAGTACCTATGATAGCTACATACTTATTGGTTCCCATCATCTTAAGTACGGTATTTGTCGGCATGACATGGCCAACGCTGCATGACTTCCCTTTACCCAAATAATGATCAAGCACTTCATCCACATGCATTAAGTCAGAGACCTCCAGCGTGATAATTGGAATGTGTGCTTTCAAAATTGTTGCTATGTCCATTTGTCCTCCCTGACTTTTTGATTATATAAACATCTTAGCAAGTTTAATCAGGTTTGTCAAGTTAATTAATCTTCCTGTATTAATACAAACAGTTTATCGAATTCATCAGCTACCTTCTGTGTATCTTCTTCCCCGTACTTCCATGCCAAATCAAATAGCTCGTCCAGTTTAGGGTGGCAAATCATCTTATATGAGCAGGCCAATCCTGCCTTCAGTTCTATCTTTGCTTGAAACTTATCATCGGCCTCAGTTCCGTCCTCGGCAATGTCTCCTTCGAGAAAGTCTAAGTCATGTTCTATTTCATAACCGTCTTCCCCGAAACTCTTGCCATCGATGATCTTAATGTGCTCATCCTTGTATGCAGCTTCACCGGAGCAGTCAATCATCTCACAGTTCAAGCATTCTTTTGTACCCGGTGGGTTGTCCCCCTCACTATTGAATACTTGTACAGCATGAAATAAATGATTGCCTTCATACCATATAGCCTTTGTACCCTTCTTTACATAATATCCTAAATCAGCCCAACCTTGAAATGTTCTTAACATTCAATCTCCCTGTTCCATTAGTTTCGTATGTCTCCGCCCCAACTCCTTCAACGCCTCGGCATAGAAATGGCGGTTAGTGGCCCTGATAGCTACCAGCCTGCATCCGTGCTCATAAAAAACACCTTCAATATGAGTGTCCTTACCCTCCATATGCACTACTAGATGTTTGTAATCAATCTTTGTTATATCTGCTATTACGTAGTCACTACCCATCACCCCTCCTAAGTAAATGAAATACTTTTGTTCTCTTTTATGAATTTACCGCCTCGCTGCAAGGGTGCTTCATACCAAACGTAACCGCAGTTTGTGCAAGTCCTTTTAATACGCTCAAACTGAGTATCCGCATCAACTTGGAATTCTGCTTCAGCGCCTCCAACCCCGCACTTGATACATGATCTCATACTCATATAATTATCTAATTTACCTGCCATTCAATTCTCCCTTACTTAAATTTAGGCCATGTTCCCTCTGCAAGCCTCCCACCTACACACCTGCACCAGCCAGTATAACCTTTTTCATTATATTCATACTCGTACTGCCCTATTCTGTGCCATGCAGTCATTACCCCTCCTACAATTAATTCATAGTTATCTTGCTTTTTTTGCTCTATCAAGATCGGCTATAAAATTCTCTTGAATATCGGGCATCGCCAAATAACCTCTTTTCCTTTGATTTACCAATAGCAGAGCAAACCTAGCTTGTTCTGCCGTCAACTCATTAATAATTTTAGTCGCCTGATTAAACCTCTTATCATCCTCTTTTCGCAAAGTCACTTCTATTCCTTTTAGTGTTTTACCATCCATCTACATCCTCCTTTGCAATTAATTTCATTTATATATTTCCAGTGCTGAGATAACCTCTACTTTTTCAGCTTCTAGTCGTTTAATAAATTCTGAGTCGTTGCCAACAACTTCTAGTAAATATTTGATTTCATCTAAGTGTTTTCTTAGGTAGTGGTCAACCCCTTTGGAACCATCCGTGTGATTTTTTATCAAAGTTGAATCTTTTCTAGCGTATTCAGCTAATTTTAAACATATTTGTAAAGTCATAATGCTCCCGTAACCCGTTTGATATTATGCTCTTGTGCTTTCTTCCCCGCCACTTCCATGTTGCAGAAAGGACCAGTTACAACTATATCATCGGGTGCTAAAAAATAACTGTTAACGCCTGTGTCTCCGAATTCATAACCTGCTATCTCTAAGTGCTCTTTAACTTCTTTCTGTGCTGTAGTCATATCGGCCTCCATGCCTTTGTTTTTGTATTAATTTGATTTATAAGTAAGTATACCTTTATAAAAAGGGTTTGTCAAGTTTATTATTACTATAATTAAATAATATTTAATCTTGCAAATTCCCCATAATACTTAATAGCCAAAGTGTTATATGCTACAGCGGCCTCTAGTGCAGTCTCATGATACCCGCCTCGTACTTTTTTACCTTCCTTTGTCAGTGTCGCTCTCCAAGGTTTTGCTCTAGTCTGATCTTTGCAAAGCTCTATCCCCTTATACCCTGTGGTGTTATTCTTGTACTTCTTTTTATTATACAAATTTTGAGCTAAAGTACATAGGCGTAGATTTGATCTTCTGTTGTCTAGCCCGTTACCGTTTATATGATCTACTACCTCTCCTTTAATCGCGCCTGTAATAACCCTGTGCATTAGTAATATTTCACCATGCTCCATTCGTCTAGCGTAACTAAGATCACTCTGAGCTGTGTATCCAGACCATTTAACCAAGCCTATCTTAGTAAAATCAATGGCGTCTATTAGGTATATCCCTCCGTTTTGTAATTGTAGCCTTCTTGTAACTCCCATAAAAATACCTCCTTATGTACTTATAAATATAATACCACAGGTACCTTTAAAAGTATATGAAAATCCCCCTAAGTTCTTGGAAAAAATCCCCCTGTACCTTTTAGTACAGAGGGCAACTTGACTTACCTAGTGTGAGATAGGTTCCTTGTCGGGTTCAGCCAAACATTCATCTATATCCTCATACATCTTGTAAATGTATCCTGTCGGAAAACATTCATAGCCTTGCTTAGTCGGATGGCTTATTGGCTCCTGACCTTCAGGGAGAATTCCTCCGTTTCTTACGATTGAGTAGCCGCACCCTCCGAGCATAACCACTGAGCCTAACACCAATAGCATGGCTATCTTGTTTCGCCAGCTCCTTATTCCTAGCATGTCGTTCACGCTCCTCGACCTTTACCGGCCTGACTCTCTCCTTCATTATAAAGAAGATGATCTCCAGTAGTGCCTTAATCAGGCTTAACATTACTTGGTCTCAATAGCTGCCTTAGCCTTCTCAATCTTATGACCGATACCCACTAAACTAAGACCTGCTGCGATAGAAAATACCCCACCCTTTGCAGCTGCGAGACCCCCGTCAACATTACCATCTATTGCACTCAGCACACCTTGGATAATACCCCCAAGTCCAATCAGTATCAGTGCTGTTGCTGATGCCTTAGTCTTCCATCCACCTATTTTAACTTTGTCCATATCCCTGTCCTCCTTTCCTGTTATTTAACCTTAGGCCTTATTGCCTCGATTAATTCTTTTAACATATCACCCGGACAATGCTTCTTCCCAAAGTGATAGTGCCCATATAGTGCTGAGTTGTCCCAATTCCAGTTCGCCTTACATAGCTCCCATAGAAGTACAGCTGATACTCGCTGCTGAGGTGTCGGGTCAATGGCCCCTTTCTTCTCCATTCCTTCAGCTTTGAAAAGCCCAGTGAACATGACTGACATGTACTTGGCATTTTCGTCCCCAATCTTTTTCTTATCCCCCTGACTCCAGACTTTCTTACTGAAGTCATTACAGAGACAAATCATTCCGTCCTTCTCTATTGCCCATGTATAAGAGATACTTTCCAACCCTGTAGGCCACAGGTGATTGCCTTCAGACGTGTGGTACTTGGCTATCCCTGACAGAGAATAGTTACCTAATGCTTGATGAAACACCAAACCTTCCAAGTCCTCTACTGATCTCTCCTGCCATTTATAGCCGTTCTCATTCCTATGGAGCTTTAATCTTTTATCTTCAGGCTTTGGGATATTCATATTTTCAACATACACCCCCAACTCCTGTAAAAACTTCTCCTCATTTAAAATCATAGGTAACACCTCCCTCATATATGTAGTGCCTGTCTTCTGTTAAAGACCTATATGAGGCACTGTACCATAGATTTAGTCTTTTAGTTACTACTACCTTAAGGTCTCCTGAATACATATAGTCTTTGGACTCGTTCAAATTCGGCTGATAGTATAATACCAATGACCCATACTCATTCTGTATCCTTGGGCGTATGGAAGCTTTTACCGTATCCCTGCCTTCATACGTATGACTCAAAACTCCAACACTCAAGGATGCCTCAGAACTACCCTCATCATAGAAGGTATACTTCGGGCCAGCTCCTACTGTCACTTCCTTTTTATTGAAATTCCTTGTCTCCCTGACGTGAGTATAATCAAACCAAGTACTCCATTTATCCGTATACTCTGTGCTTATATCTAAATTCAGTGTTTGTTTTCCTTGGTCATCAATACTTAAGGATATAGTGTTCGCCCACACTACTCTAGTGGATGTAACAATAAACAATATCAGAAGTAATAATACTACCCACCTATGTTTGCTCTGAAAATCCATACCAAACTACCCCCTATCACTGTCACTATAAACGCCCCAATACCACCAAGTAACATTGTTACAAACGCCATTAGTATAGTAAATGTTCTGTTCTTAATCATAGTGTCTTGTTCATCTATCTTTCGTGTATTAGCCTCTATTTGTTTTTCGTAAGAATTTACCGTTGCTTGTAGCCCTTCCACTACACGTTGCCTTTTCCATATATCATCAAATTCCGTCCGTACCCCATCGGAAGTTTTCTGCAAATGTAAAAGGTGGCCTTCCAACTCCACATGTTTAACTTGAACCCCTGCCAACTTTTCGAGAGATTTCTTAAGTTCACCAATACTGGCTTTAATAGGGTCTATTGCAGTGTTTACCGCTTTTTCCACATCCTCAAGCTTAATACACATGTTCTTACTCCCTTTCAGGTTTCGTTTATAATTACTCTTACTGCCCACAATAATACCTCCTCATGCAATTAATTGCAACAACAATTTATGCTTGCATTATAGTTGATAAGTTCAGTGTATCCTCATCGGCTATAACTACCTCTACTGCTTTACTCGCCCCAACAAAGGCCAAAGAGGATACGGTATATGTCTGGTTCTTAGCGAGAGTCAGTATTGCTACTCCCTGAACATCAGTTGCCTGACTATACTCCCGGGCGTCCAGTATAATGTTTCCAGTCGCCACAGGCCCATCTTGGATTACTGCTGTAAATAGAACTCCTTCTTCTGGATTCAATCCTATATCCTTTAGATTGCAGTATACATTACATTGGTCTGGGTCTGATGGAAGAGGGATAGTAAATACATCCCCATACCTTATAAAAGTCTCGTCCTGCGTAACCACTATTGTCTGGGGCAAATCAAAGGTACAAGCGGCTTTTTTAGGCATAAGCTTATATGTGCTAGCATCCATACTTAAAAGTAGTTGCCCGTTGACATCCGTAGTCTTCCGCTCTATAAAGGCATCCATTGCTTCATTAAATATAGACACATCTACTCCTATCATTGGAGTTGTCCCACCTGTCTCATAGAATTGAACAATTATGTTAAAAGCTCCCACTCCTCCTGATATTGCATCTAACTGATCAGATATATCTTTTAAGGTGTCTCCATCTGCTCCTGCTTGTGCAATTCCTGCCAATTGATCCGTTGCAAACCTCGCGCTATCCTCTATTACACCACCTGCGGCAATAAAGGCTGCTGCACCTGTAATTTTTTGATGCCCTGCGATACGTATAGTACCACCTGTACAACTTGCATCTATGATAATCTGCCCATCTCCATCAAAGCTCAGATTGTCTCCTGTCTTCATATTTTTAATCCCCATCCCGCCATGATAGCCCCGGAAATTAAAATTAGTAGCCCCTATTGCTGCTCCGTAATCAAATGAAGGTGTTCCTGTTCCAGCAACTGCTGAATGACTATCACCTACGAAAAAGAAGTCCCCTGCCGCCCCAGCCGTGAAAGTCCCGGCAAATCCACATTTATGATAACTGCTTGGAGGTGCAGTGATATTACCAACTATAGAATCACAAAATTTAGGTGGTATTGCTCCGGTGCATATTCCATTGACAGATGTGGCTCCATGGTAGAAAGAACCACTTATACTCTGATTGCCAAGGATTAATGTCCAAGCTTCTCCAATATACTGTTGTTTTTCATGTGCTGCTGTAAGCGTAAGCGTAGAGCCTGGTTTAATCTTAACTTGGTCCACTTTCAGAGCAACTTTAAGAGTGAGTAGATCTGTCTCATTATCAACAGGTTTATCAAGAGTTCCATTCACAAAAGGTTCATCTCCGGCCACACCGCCTTCTGAGTCATAATAAATAAACCCGCCTTCATACCCACCAAGTTCTAAAAGTTCGCGAATTCGTCTTCCAAAAGATTTATTAATATTGTGAGTGGAACTATCAAGTACTCTATCAAAGAGTCCTTCTCCAAAAAATGGATGCTGTGCGCTTGCGTGTCCGTAAGTTGAGATATTGATTGTATCTGCCTTCCACTCAGCTCCAGCCGCATCAATGAATTGAATCTGAATCTGCTTGCCGGTCAATTCCGCTACCGAGACAGTTACCTTTACCTGTGTCCCTCCTGCGGGAGTCACCACTGGGATAGTATCAATGTTCCCAAAGTCAACTCCATCCTGAGTCACCTTTACATCCCCTGCCGCAATAGTTGGATTAACCTGATACGCGTCAGAACCTGCTGTCTTCAGGGCTATATAGAAAATAAATTCCGTCCCATATTTAACTAGCTTTTCCATTAAGTCCCCCCCTTTTTTTAATAAAGATTCATACTTAAAATTTCTCACTCCAGACGAGACTACCTGTGGTGTCTGTTGTGGAAGAAGTAGCCTCAAAGCTTAAGGTTAATGTTTCGCCCGGCTCAAGAACAATATTGTATGAAGACAAATCAATAACGTCTCCAGCACTTTTACTTACTGATATAGTGAATATTGGTTCTCCACCAGTTAATGTTGTCCCTGCTACATCATAGCTTACAACGCTGGTATTCGCACTTATGTCGTTATAAGTAGGGCTCCCGCCAAGAGTTGCATTTTTAACTAATCGTATAATAACAGGCTTGGTGCCATCGACACCATAACTGAAAGACTTTAATTCTATTTCTACTCTATTGGTTTTGGTTACAAAAAGAGCTTTATTCTGAATTGTTAAAATATTTGTTTCAGTTGTCGTAACTGCTGCCTTATCATTTGAGATTGATTCAATGTTACCCAACTCCACTTCTTTGCCCTCGATACCGCCCATCATTGACGATGTTTGAAGCATTATATTGGTGGCATTGGATGTATTAACTACTTCAGCATGAAGAGGTAGTGATGGATTAAAGATCGACGGGTCTGTATAAGCGTTGGCATACTCTATAGTATGGACTTTTATAAACTCACCTGTTGATGGTTTTTCTATCCAAAAAGTTATAGCACCAAAGCCTAACCATTGATACCTAATTTGGTAAACATTACCTTTTGTTATATCAATAAATGGAAGTCTTCCTGCTCCAGTAGCTTTGTCATCACTCCATGATGTTTGTGCCGTCCAATTATCTACACTATTCTGCCTCCTTAAAACTCCAAACGATGCACCGTTGCAGCCAAAAAAGAAGCCATCCACAGCATCACCTATACCTATAATTTGCGATGAATTAGCTACGCAGGCTGTATACACCGTAGTATCTCTAACTAGAGCGCCTTGTCCCGTAGCATACCTCAATATACGTCTGGACCAGAGATATGCCGCAGAAGAAGATGCCGCCGTTGTCTGCAATACAGCTTTAGAATTTGATTGCGTTACAGTTCCAGAACCTACTGTAGATGTATGTACGAATGCAGTATTTATATTATAGGGAAAACCTATCTGCACTTTAGGGGTTATCTCACCTACTAACAGTTCACCAAAGGCTGCTTTTTGTAATACTTCTCCCTGAATATAAGTTGCAAAAGCAGCACCCGGTAACACCAACAGTATAACAAGTATTTTTAGTATTTTCATATTATCCTCCTTAACGTATTAGCCATTCCGAGGAACCAGCTATAAAAGATAGTGAATCATATTGAGTTGTAATAGTCTGTCCGAGAGAACCATCTATAGTCTCTGCTCCGTTGCCGTCTATATAACAACCATTAGCCGCAGACATTAACTTGATCTCCATTAGCCGGCCTTTCTTATCTGCTACAGGTGGCATGGTAGTTGATACATTCCCCAAGGCCGCATCACATTCTATAAAGTAGATAGGGTCATCTGCAAAGTTTCCTATCGCATAATCCGCCGTTACTGTCGAAATCCCCGAGAAGGCGACCGCCCCTCCGGTATCAGAACTACCATTATTATCAATGGAAAACTGGCTTACATCATCAACCTGAGCATCAAACAAAAGCTGTGCGCCTGAACCAACCGCTATTTCATCTCTGCTTATAAGAAAATCGGTTCCATAGGCTGCATCAGTTTGGTCCCACATAGACTGAATAGCCAGCCCTATCGTTCCGGTACTGCCTGTGTGAGTACCAGATATCGTGACGGATTTTACACCCCCTGTAGTGAAAGTTCTCCCACCTTGAAGAGTTATAGCTTGGCTATTTACTCTTGATTGGATAGACGAAGCCTGTACCCCGCCAATAAACCAGCCTAGACCAGTATTATCTATCCTAGCCTTACTTGCCCCTCCGACTTTAAAATTAAGGCCATAACTTGTACCGGGACTTGCTATATCCCACATATTGATCTCAAGACCAGTGTCACTACAACCAGCGCAATCAGTAGTATAATTTATTAAGACTGCGACGTCAGTTCCGGTAGCTTCGTCGAGAGTAGTGCTGAAAACACCTGACCCTAAGGTGACATCAGAGCCTTCTTGAATGCCCTCACCCACCTCCGCACCGCCTACAATAACAGTCAACCCTGCATAAGCTGGCATTGCAATTAATAGCAAAAACAATACCCCTACTATCAGGCTTCTCATAAATTTATTCATCTTATCCTCCTTAGTCGCCCGGTATCGTGGTTATAGTTACGCTACCTCCAGCTATAGCTTCTACGTAACCTCTAAGTCTTTTTACCCGCCTATTCAATACATGCCTTAAGGTAGACTTAAGTCCTATTTCTTCCGTCCCTCCAAAAGTCTCAGCGGTGTATGTACCAAATACCTGTATCTGATCGGATGTACTTGAGTCTAATACTCGGTACTCGGCATCATAATTAGTTGAGCCTATAACCTCTATATTGTCCCCAAATGTATAGCCATGTGCCGTGGAAGGTAAACCTACAATACCCCCCCCAACATCTACTGCCGCCCCAGCATCCATAGTCTTAGCTGTGTAGTCCAGCTGATCTACTGGGTACCAGCTCGTACCATTTACTGAGCCCAGCAAGAATAGATTAGCTGCCGTGGGTGCGTCTGTGAACTCAATCTCCCAATTATAGTTCCGTATCAGGTAGCCCGAATTATGCATCGTACCCATAGTATTCACCGTACTTACGTTAGTCATTGACACCTTGCTTTTACTCTTCATGGGTTGGAGATTATACTCCTCCGCAAAGGCTACCCCCTGCACTGTCAGAAGTAGTATCACCCCTATTAATAGTCTTTTCATCGTATCCTCCTTATTTGAAATTAATTGCATTCGTTAATAAATAGGTATACCATACCTCTACTCAGAAGTAAACTCAAAAGTCGCCTTCAAACTATCTACCGCCCAAGTCATCTTCTGTACTATTATTGATTCCGTTCGTTCTTTATTAAGATATACCTTCGTCAGGGGCTTGATAGTGTTACTCATGGGCGCTTTAATAGTAGTCCTGCCTCCTACTGTCTGCCGGTGCATGATCTTGGTCATCTCTACTTCGTTGCCGGTTGCATACAATGCCTTCTTACTGCCCCGTACCGTTACCTGTGCCCCCGTGCCCCTAATAAATACATCATCCTCAACCCTGTGGACTCCTATAAGCCAGCCATTCTCCACTGTGCCATCAGAGAGATGCACCTGCTGAAATATGCTAATCGTTCCATTAGGTCTAGCTGCTAAGTCCGCAAGTACTTCCGTGTCAGCGGGTATAACTGCTGTCAGGTTCTCCGTCCCCTCTCGGTATATCCCCTTCTCTACAATCCCAGCATATAACCTCATCTGGAAACTCTTCATCTTTAGGTACACATCAGTCACACCATCGGCTACACCTGATACCTTCAACGTATGAGTTACCTTTAACGGCACTGGGTCTACTACAATTGGTGGTACCCCTTCTGGGTCTACGTATAATAACTTATAAGGTACAATCCTTTGGTTACCCCTATCATCAATATAGAGAAATCTGGCATCTATGGCACAGGAGATCGGGTCATTGAACTGATCTTGTCCACTCCCTTCAGTTCCCAAGTCCATTACGAACCTTCCTTCCTTGGTGAATATCTGAAACCTGTCATTCTTTGTATCCACCACGTATAACCATGAGCCTTGTGTGCATATCCCTCGGGGCTCATCAAACTCACCCCCGGCTACCCCTATCCGACCAAATGAGAATACAAACTCGCCATCTAAGGTAAATGCCTGCACTCGATTATTTCCTGTATCTGTCACGTAGACAAGTACACCATCTGAGCATAACCCAAATGGATTATAGAATTTTCCCTCGGCTGAGCCATACCCTCCAAACTCTGAAATATACACCCCGTTCTCATCAAGAATTTGAACTCTATGATTCCCAGCATCCACCACATACATGCGGTATCCCATGTTGATGCCTACACTAACCTTGATTAACGTATTTGGCACAGTTACACTCATGGCTCCCACCTCAATTTAATAGTAGCTGGGTTTACTACAAAATCACTCGGATTGCTTTCGGTAATATCCCCTACAAAATCTAGGTAGGCTACTATAGGCTGAAGGGCTTGGCTTGATTCATTGGTATCTATTATGGCCAACCCTGCTGCTGGTCCTATAGTTCCTGTGGCTGTCCATGTAACTGTCGGGGTCTTGAAATACACATCTTGACTTACAATGTCCCTTGCCACTGTCAAAGCATCAATTACTTTACTATTTGAGGAGTAGCCTCCTCCAGTTTCTAATTCGTACCCTGTGACACCATCAGTATCCAGAGCTGCTCCGGGCGTAATTGTACCATCATCAATGTAAGTTTCTACCAGCCCCACTTCGTCAATTAGCTGGGCCTGTCCGGTACCCCTACCATATATCTTATACCCAGTAGCACCATTCACCGCTGTCCAGTCTAGTTGCACCCTCTTACTTGGCCCAGATACTACAATGCTATCTTCAGAAGAGCCTAGTGTTTCTCCTACAGAATTTATTGCGGTTATTCTATAGAACTTTTCCCCAGCCGGCAGTGACCCTGTATCCAATTCTGTCAGGGTATCAATGCTCGGAGTTGCTAAACTGACAATACCTGTATTAGCAAAGGTGTGAGTTATCGGATTAAAGCTGAAGCCCGACTTCATTAATATGGCCTTTAGTTCATGCGGGGAACCCTGCCCTACTCCCTCATCTCCTAGATTAATCTTCGCTGCAATTAACTGCACAAAGAATTCTAACGGTATACGTCCTACTGCTCCCATGGCACCCTCCTATAATAAGTATCCATCTAATTGTTTACGTCCACGCCCTACTATAACGATCTCCTCAGGATTGTTGAATTGCCCTTTTCCATTCCCGAAGCTACCAAAGTTCTTAACGTACTTGGTTACACCGTTCTTAATGTAAAAGCCGTTGATTCGATTATTCTTATGATCAACTGAATAAAAATTTGGCCTGTAGTACTCTACTGTTCTCAGGGTAGTCGTAACGCCTGCGGTATTGGTCACAGTCAATCTCACTAGGTATGTCCCAGAAGAGCTATACACATGGATTGGATTACTCTCATTTGAATACGTCCCATCCCCAAAGTCCCAGAAATACGTATTAGTCAGTAGGGTTGCATACGGTATATCTGCTACGGTATCCCCTGCATAAACAGTACTTAAAGTCATATTCAAGTCATCTGTAATATCAGCGATACCATACTCATCATATCCTGTCCTCTGATAAAGATCAAGGCCACTCTGGGAGCCTCCACTTCTCACAGTTCTTAATGTTGCAGTAGTATTGTCTTGAATCGATTCAACTACGTACTCCTCTCCCCCTGCAAGTATAGTCATCAACGGGGAAAGCTCCGTAAGAAATAGCGTCCCAGTTCCTACAAGCTGATCACTGCTAGTAGTCAGTGCAACAACTCCAGTCCTTACGGTGTAATGCGGAACCCTTATCCTGTCACTGGTGGACAACTCAGAAGTAAAAAGTGTTCCAGTTCCTACTACCACCACACTATCATTAATTAAAGCCAGTGTTCCAGTTGCCCCCGTGTAATTAGGCAACTGAGTATTCACAAAGCTTATGGCACCTGCCGGGTCATTCTCAATGGCAACATAAAATGGAAGTCCAGACTCATCCTCCTCCACATAAGGCTTCGACAACATTAATTTGGTATCACTGATAATACCAAGTACCTTGTATGGTACTCCATTAATTACAAGACTCATACCCTTTTGTAGGTCCGTGGTAAAGGTCGTTCCAATTCCCACCACAAGAGTACTACCTTGAATAACACTTATAGTCCCGCCCAAAGCCGTAGACTGACCTAGAGTTGACACACTGGCTGTTACCCCTAACTCGGTCACCCCTAACGTCTTTGTTACAGTCTTGCCATCCTCTGTGGCCTCTCCTACTGGATATGATAGGGTTGCATTGAAGTCATCTTCTACAGACTCTACCGTATAGAGAAGATCATCAATTGTTATCTCCGTCCCCTGTGTCAGCTCCGATACAAATGAGGTTCCTGTTCCTACTATCTGATCACTACCATTGGTTACTGCAACACTTCCAGATACATCTACCTGAATAGTTCTGCCTCCTGTGTATACTGTTGTCAAGGTCATCTGCGTTGCGCTTTGTATCGCCTCTACATTGTATTTTACCCCACCAATTACAATCTCGCTCCCGATCTCTAACTGACTTTGAAAGTCAGTATTGGAGCCTATTACTATATTACTGCCTGCTGCTAACTGCAACGTCCCTATCAGTATAGTGGTTCCAACTCCAGCTGCTACCTCAAAAGCTGCTGTCTGTATGTCTTCTTCATCGGCAGTTGCTTTCACTGTAATAGTCTGCATGGTAGTTACACTTTCATTATTAACAACTATTGTCACCCGCACAGTATACGTCCCTGCCTCTGTAAACGTAAAACTAGGACTTGCATCCGTTGACTGAGTTCCAGCTGCCTGTAGGCTGAAGGCTTCTCCGGTGGTATCTACTCCCGCATATACACTGGTTAGGGTCATGTGAGTATCATCTTCAATACTCTCAATTACATAGGTTAATCCGGCTACCTTTATCATCTGACCTACAGTAAATTCCGAGGTAAACAGCGTGGAGTCTCCTACCACTTGATCACTTGCCTGCTCCAAGGTCAGGGTTCCGGTCTTGGTGGTTACTGCCCCATCACCAAAATCCCACAAAGCCTCTCCATCTAAGAGGTCTGACCCATTACCAAAATTAATCGTGGCAGGCACAACCCCATTGGTACTCTCTTCTGGGTAGTTGGTTGCAACAACTCCCCCTACAATAGACTCGCCCCCAAACGTCTCAAGTAGCGTAAGGTTAGTGTCATCTTCTATTTCAGCAATCAGGTACAGTGTCCCTTCTAGGTCTAGTAGCATACCCACTATCAACTCCGTAGTAAACTTTGTCCCAACACCAACTACATCCTTGCTGCTAGTGGTGATACTCATAGTCCCTGTGAGGACTTTAGTCTTCTGGTACAGTATCAAGCCCGAATCGGTATCTCCGGGGTAATTTGCAACTAATTGCAAACTCAGATTTGTAGCTATGGAATCTATCACCCCTTCTTCTCCTCCGATCACTACAGTCTCACCAACATTCAATTCGGTAGTGAATAAAGTGCCTACTCCTACAACTGACTTTAAGCCATTGGTTACTGATACTGTCCCAGTCATTTCTTTTAATCCAGCCAGTACAGGAGCGTTATCACTTGTATTAGGTACAAGGTCAACCGTGTAGTCTGCCCCTATAATTACTATTTGGCTACTGCTGTTAATCCCGTTTGTTCCTGTGAACTTGGCAGTAGTCTTGAAGTTATCCAGCCCTGAATCTGTGGTATCTCCGTACTTATTCATCAAGGTCATATGCGTATTATCTGCAATGGTCGATATAATGTACTTAATACCTTCGATCACAATAGCCCCACCCTCTACGTAATCAGTGGTGAAAGTAGTCGTGGTGCCTACAACATCCTTGCTATTCTGCGTCACCGCAATAGTACCTGTCAGTTTCTCGGTCATACGTATCCCAATCTGCTCACTATGGTTCTGCCCCTTATATACTGTAGCCAAAGTCATATGTGTGTCGTCAGTAATAGTATCAATGACATACTCAAGCCCTGCAATGATAAGAGTCTCCCCTACTGCCAGTTCCGTAGTAAATGAGGTTCCTGCGCCTACTACTGTGTCCTCCCCATAAGTGACTTCAAGCGTACCTGTCATCTTCGGCATAGTGTAGGTAGTTAGGGTTGTTACATATGTGCCTTCATTTGTATATTCGTGAGTCGGGTTTGCTTCCAAAGATATAGTGCCGTCCCCAAAGTCCCACACTGCCACCTCAAATGTTCCAGAGGTTGTACTGGTAAAATTCACTGCAATAGCATGGGTAGGAATAACATCTTCTGCATCCACCCCAGCATAATTAGTGGATAAAACTATGTGCGTGTCATCAGTAATGGTATCAATGGTATACGCCACCCCCTCCAATACGATGGTTTTTCCTTCCTCAAATTCTGTAGTAAAATTCGTACCAAATCCTACAATATTTGCGCTACCGTTGGTTACAGTCACCAACCCTGAGCCGGCCACAATATTCTTTCCAGATGCCACCTTAACTGCTTTCAGTCCTGAGTCGGTGGTGCCTGCATACGTTGCAGTTAATTTCAAACTCGTGTCACTGATCACCTCTTCAATCACATATATAACTCCAGCTATCAGTATTGAATCTCCTAAAGTACATTGCGTGAGGAAAGACGTTCCGTCCCCTGCCACCATGTAGCTCCCATTTACCACACTAATAGTCCCAGTCAACTCCACGATGTCATCTATTGTCAGCACCTTATACATGAAGAGTCCTGAATCAGTGCCCCCAGCATAATTAGTAGTCAAAGTCATATTCGTATCGTCTGCAATAGTATCAATGGTGTATACTTTCTCCCCTATGATAATATACCCTCCTTCAACGTATTCTGTAGTGAAGGCTGTATCGGTACCCACCAATGCGGCACTCCCATTTGTAGCTGCAGCTGTACCACTGCCTTTAGCTACAGTCTTGTCAATGCTAATCTCTGCATTAAACGAGGCTACTGGGGGTGCTGGTATTGAACATGTAACCGTCAAGTCTGTTGGGTCTGCTGAAACTCCACCTATCCCCTGGTATACCTTAAAGGGCCCTATAAAAGAACTAGGCAAATACACCTCACCGTTAACTGCTACCGTCCCTCCACGAAATTGTCCTGAGTAGGCTATAGATTGCACGTAGGCATATGGGCTTGTCTTATTAAAAATCCTTGTCTCGGATGTTGATGTCCTGATATACAGATACCCCTGATCTACCCCTATAGAAGATACGGAGTCTAGCGTATTAATAGTGGCTACATACACATAGGTACTTTGATCGTAGATATATATATTATCGTCCGTAGTATTAGAAATATAGATATAGTCTCCATCTAACGCTATATTTCTAGCTCCATTAGCCGCCCCTATCGGTGTAAGATTGGTAATAAAGGCAAACGTAGATTTATTATAAATAGCTATTCTGTTATTAGTATTATCCGTTATAAATATTCTTGTATCATCTACTTCGATTGTCTCTGGGAAATTGACTGATGGACTAAACTCATCTACCCTCAATCCAGTAGAAATACTATATCTCTGAAGTATATCCCCCCTTAAAACGTAAATATAAGTATCATCTACAGCAAAACCATTAATACCTGTTCCTGTAGGGTTACTAAGCGTCAGGCCTCCTTCAGGAGTTCCATCCATTTGATAATAGTGAATAGCATAGGGTGAAGATGGAACACCACCTCCATTTATTCCCCAATAGATTCTATCCGCTGTAACAGCTACGCCACCATTAGGGTCAATCTCTTGGGCTATAATCCCATGCACGAACTCCCTTTTATAATCAAATAACGCCATACTATCCTCCGCATTGTGATTGTACTACATTGGTTGGATTCTCTGAATCATCTTCCCCTGCATACGCATATACTCTGAAATAATTCACATCCGTTGCCCTGATACCATCTTGAGCATACGTGACTCCGTATTGCTCAACATCTGACCCCACGGTGGCAACCTCTACCCAACTATCTGTGCCGTTTGGTGAGCGTTCTATTCTAAAGCCGTCCTCGCTTCCTGAGTTGTCAGTCCACTCCAATAGTATTTCTACATCAATATCAACCGTTTGACTTACTGATTCTTTATCAACTGTCAATGTAATGGTATAACTCCCACCATCTGCGTACTGATGATTTGGATGTGTTTCAGTAGATGTAATTCCGTCCCCAAAATCCCAGAGATATGAACTCTTAGCGTTGGTAGCCTTGTTGGTGCAGTAAACCTTATACCCCCCAACTTCATACTCATAGTCAACAACCGTTGGCAGGTCGCTTACAGTTAATTGTAACTCATAAGTATCCTGTACCTTATCTGCTTGGTTGATTGCTGTCACTCGTACTATATAATTCCCCCCAGATGAATACGTGTGTTCTGGGTTCTCTTCTGTACTTGTCTCCCCGTCCCCAAACTCCCAGTATAACACGTCATAAATTCCTAAACTTATATTCAAGAATTGTACAACTCCATCCGTATACTCCGTGTATGCAAAACGAGCTGTTGGCGGTTGCACAGGTGGTATAACAGGTTCCACAGGTGGCCAGTCCCCCGGTTCAATAGGATACTCTGAAGGCCAGTCATTACCTCCTAAATTTGGAGAGCTACCAATACCGGCAGAACTACTATGAAGTTGTGGTCTCTGGGCTTTACCATCTTTAATGCTTAGAGTCCCGTCATCATTCTGCTGAATATTAAGTAATGGCCCTACGTCCTCGTCATACCCATCCCCAAATCCCATTTTAATCTCCCCCGCTAAACATACAAACTCCATTCACCCGATTCACATTTGTACCATTTTTCTGTGGTGGTGTCAACTCCAAACTCTGCGCTCCAGCTAAGTTAAAGGTCATCCATCGCCTCGCTGCAACCCCCTCATTCTCCAAGTCGGTATAGGGTGGAAACTCCTGATCTGGTGTTACATAATCTGGATGGAGTACCTGAGATGTTATATTCAACTCATGGTATACTTTTACCGGAAACACATCGAATCCCACCATTAACATATTAGCTGCTTCTGACGTGAATATCCGAGTAATATGATTATTTTCCTGTTCGAGATCATCCCCGTCCTCATTGTACCCTATATTCATATACGGTCCAAGGGCATACATATCAATGTTAGCTATGGGAGCACCTACATATTCCCAACCGGCCACACTCAACCTATTCTCCCTAATCTCATGCGTATACTCTAGTTGAGTCTTTGTGCCATTAATTGCAATCCAATACTGAACCTCACTTACAATCACTGTCCTTCGCAACTGGGCATAAAAATACTCAGACACATTAAATACCCGCATAGTCTTGTAGGGTAGCCATTCCATGCTGTGAGACTTATAAACCACCTTCTTATACAGAACCATATCAAACTTGTTATCTACGTGAGAATGAAGTATTTGGTAATCTGTTGGTCTAATTAGTATAGGACCATTATGGTCTGCTCGGATACCTGCGTCTACATTCTGCCCGTAAAGCTTAATAACATCCTGCCACCCATCAGAATCTACCTCAACCTCGGATACCATAAGACTTGCCTTCTGCTCCGTGAACTCCGTATCTTTCTCCTTCCTAACATATGTGATCTTATCTCCCATACAGGTATGGATGAGCACCACATCATTTTTAATATACTCTTGTCCTGACTTGGTGGTATATCCACTAAAATCAGTTTCTTTTCCATATAGTGTATTAGCATCAATATTATAGGCCAGCTCAACCTCACTTCTAGTATAGCTTACACCTTCACTTTCCTGCTCCTGTAACTCAGTATCATACACTCCTGCCGTCATTGGTGTGGCCAGCTTGTTACCCCCCCCATCTTCAAACGTGATAGCTTGTATGAGATTCTGCGTTGCATCGTTCTCTGGGTCAAACTTCCCCATACCAGCCAGTGCCACAGGAAACTCAGGTGAAGCATTCCCCCCTATGACTGTAGACTTACGTTCAGTGAAGCGAGAATTGCCCGTAGTGCCTCCCGGTGTATCTATCGGGGTTGGTAGGTCTCTTTCCTCGGTATATGTCCGTGTGAAGGCATCTCCTCCCTCAGGAATGATTATCTTGCTGTTCCAGATTAACCCTGCCTTAGGAAATATGTCGGTAAAGGATGCCGTTCTCCAGTTATCTGCTAAGATGATTCCACCCTCGGCCTTAATTGCCTGATTCACGGAGATAATACCAGTCTCAGTATACCTGCACACATCAGATGTTGGTTTCATAGCATAAGGACTTTGAGTCAAACTTAACGCTGGAAAAATGAAGTCATAAGAAAAGCCCCTCCCCGGGATAGACACGCTGGCTGCTATCCATATTTCATCTTCGTTACTCTGGTTGGTCATGAACCGAGCCTTCAGACCCTGCTGCATCTTCATTGAGATTCCTGTTGCTGTTTCCGGTAGTCCCATCCCCTCAGCAAAGGTATATCTATATTTGAAGTCCGTAAAGTCCGTGTAGCTGGTTCCTCCCTCTGGTATATCAAGGTCAGTCACTAGGATTGCATACTTCCCATCATCGATTAAGTCCCACCCTCCAAGATCAGTTGTTTCGATCATCTCTCCTTTCTTCAGGATGTAGTACCGCCTCTCATATTCAAGAGTTGTATCCCCTGAGAAACATACGACTAGAAGGTTACATGGCCTTGGATTAGTCTCAAAACCTATCACCTTTGGTATAGGCTGAAACAGTTGAGTTACACTGCCATCGCTCCGGGTTGCTTCAGCTGTCAGAATTCCCTGCTCGAATTGTACAAGTATCCGATCTCCTACTGCAAAGGCATCCCCGTCACAATCCATGTAGGTCACCAGCACCCGATTATACACTCTCTGCTGATTACAATTAAGTTGCTGATTCGTGTCTTCTATGTGGTACAGTTCTTCATCCAATTGGACAGTACAAAGATTACTATCATCCTTAGCAAATGCTATTAAAGTTGCTGCTCTATATATTGGCCTCCATTTCTTCGCCCCGGGCAGTAGACTCCAGTTGTAGAATACAGCTGCCCCTGTCATAATTGCTGCTGGTACTACCTTTCCATCCGTAACCTGAGTATACTCTGCTACCCCCTCAACTCCCCCGGGTTTAATCATAATCTCGTGATTATCTTCTCTTGCTATTTCAACTGTCCCGATCTCACCGGCCAAGGCAGTATTATAGTCAGCACACCATGCCGTCTTTTCTTCTCCGTCTGCAAGCTCCTTAACCCTCTCTAACCTCTGCTCATACCCAGTAATCTCCAGTTCTATTAAAGCCACATTCCTTGTGGCTATATCAAGAGCTCTAGTCAGCCCATCTACAGTTGCAGATAATTCCCTAAGTACTTCCAGCGGTTCTTTGGCAACTATAGCAAGATTCAATACAGTAAGCGCAGCTGTACGCCTATTACGTGTACCTGCAAGCTCATTATCAAAAGCTATATTGGTTTCCCTCAAGACCACAATCCTCTGCTCATATTCAGCGACAAGGGCTGTTAATATAGCCTCGTCATACACGTACTTAATCTTATATTCCCCTGCACCTAAATTATCAATTATAACACCTTTACCCATCTTGCCCTCCGTGACATTAATTGCAAAAGTATTAGGACAGCTTTTCTTCTAGTCTCAACCTCAACAACGTGCCATTACTATTAGGTGTATTATCCGCAATAGTTCCTTTAAACACTCCTTCTGGGACAGCTATATAGAACTCTTCGTAATCTAACATAAGACTCTTGATCTGCTCCACTACAGATTTGGTAGGATTCCATACCTGCACCATGAACACTCGATCTCCCTGAGACACGCCCCCATGGTGAAAAAACACTCCTCCATCGAGAGTCTTATCTACTGTCAACCTACGGTTCAAGGTATCCCCATCCACTTTAGCTGCTGATTTACTGAAGAGCAAAGCTCCATCAATATTAAATGTGGTTGTCGTAATCGAAATCATAATGCCCCCTTAGTCTCCCAGTAGAAATGCTTGCCCCTGTCCGTCGGCCGCTATTCTAACCCTATCCATTATTCTAAACATAAAGGCCTCAATATCTGGCTCCAATCCTTCAGCTGATACTTTAATCTCGCCAGTTCCTTTGGCTAACAGTGCTGTACGTGCCTCAAGTAATCCTATTTCTGCCTCAGTTGCTTTCCTCTGTAACTCAAAGGCTGCATCTCTTCTCTTGCTTTCCGCATCCAACAATTCTTGTAAGTCCCACAACTTCGACCCATGAATGTCAGGGTCAGCTATGGCGGCAAACATTGTTCCCATCAGGTCCCCAGTACTTGCAATGGCCCCGTCGATAGAACTAAACATGGTATTAAATCTCTCGGTAGCATTTTGCATAGAGGCTATATCAAGATTAGCCTTAATCTCAAAGATAGATACACGTTCTTGGCTTTGTATTTCTTCAAGCCCTAATTGGAACTCTTTCAAACTCTTGATCTCATCTACAAGAGCGTCCTTCATGTCCTTGGATAGTTTAACACCTTTCTCAGTTTCTTTATTGCCCGCCTTAGTACTAGCAATCAGTTCCACTTGAACTTTCTTACCGTCCACTGTAGCCGTTGTGTATTTCTTTCTACTTTCTGCTGCAGCTTCAAGAAGTTCTGCTTGAAAACCTAATGTTTTAGCTTGCTCTTCAGTAATATCTTTACTTTCTATTAACTTCTTTTTAAAGTCTTCGAGAGATAGTCCCGCCTTACCAAAGCCATCAGCTGTTTTATCGGTAGCTTCTGCGGTGGTATTCCCCATGACTTGAACAGCTGCATCAACAACTCCGATAGCCTGTGCTACATTGTCTGACCAATATTCAAAGGGTGCAGGGTCAGTAGCATTTGCAACCATATCATCCCATATCTCTTGATTCTTCACCCGCATCGCCTCAAGAGGGCCAGACAAATCCATTCCTGTTACTTTGGCAAATACATTGGCTATACCCTCAATAACTAAGCTAACTAATAAAAGAGGGGCAAGGAATCCGGTTTTAATAATCTTATACATTCCAGCAATAATATTACCAACTCCGGCAAAAACATCATGTACCCCTGCCACAGCTAATGCCAAACCTCCTACGACCGTGACAACTACAGTAAGAAAATTCCTAATTGTTTCTATATCCCCTACCCATTTAGCAAAAGAAACTCCAGTGGCTGCACCCTCAAGCCCTGAAAGGGAGCCTACAATCTCATACACCTTAACAAGAAAATCAGCTAATCCATCAACCCATGAAGCTAAGGCATCACCTATTGCCCCCGCCACAATTTGACCTTCTATACTGCTCATGGCCTTTCCTATTTTCTCAACCAAAGGCCCAAGTTTCTCAAGTAAAGGGTCTCCTGCTGCTATAAGAAATAGATCAAAGGCATTTTGCATTATCTTAAACTGGAAATCAAAGGTCTCAGCCATCTTCTTAAAAGCTGCATCCGTGTCACCCGCTGCGTTATTCGTAGCCTCTAGCTTAGCTTTAAAGGATTCATGGGCTCCTGCCAAAATATCAACAGCTGATGCTGCTTCCTTATCGGGTAACAGTTTCAGTATTTGGGTATATGTAAGCTGTTTTTCTGATACTTGTTCTATGATATCTCCAAGGTCTTTAAGCTTACCCTCTCCATTAAGTACTTCAATGCCTAAAGCTCTAAAGTCTTCCTGTACCTTGGTAGTGGATAACTTATTATACAACTGCTCCAGTTTGGTAAATGACTCAGCTTGCTGATTAGTATTGGCTGTTAATACAGCCATTGCTGCCCCTGTAGTTTCAAAAGTCTGGTTGGCTGATGACCCTGTCTTGGCAACTTTACCCACTCCAGTAGACAACTGCTCAAAGGTTATGACTCCTTCTCTCACCGTTGCAAACATGATGTCAGATACACGACCTGCCTCTGAGGCTTCTAGGCCGTAAGCGTTTAGCACTGTTATTAGAGCTCCAGCTGCTGCAGTGGTGGAGGTAGAACCCGCTGTAGCTGCTTTAGCTGCTGCTGTTAATGTCTCAAGCCCTGCTGCTCCTGCGCCAGTACCCGACTGAATGTCATAGAAGGCTTGGGTGAGGTCTTCCAGTGACGAGGGTGCTTCTCCCGCCAAATCCTTAATTCCTTGAGTGATTGCTGGGAGGTCTTCTTCTGCCGTACCCTTTAACAGAGTATTAATATTTTGAATGCTTGATTGAAATTTAGCTGCTTCGTTTACAGCAAAACCTGCAAATACTGTAGCGGCTCCTGCTGCTGCTGCCCCTGCTAATGCTATGTTCTTTGATACTGAAACTGCTGCACCTCCCAACCCACCGAATGCAGAGTCAACTGTGCCTATCTGCTTCTTTAATCCATCGAAGGTCTTGCCCGTCTGGTTATCTGCTGTTATGAGTATCTCAAGAACTTCTTCCTGACTAGCCATCGCTTATCTCCTGTCTTCTGGTCTCCTTATCTTTAAAATGGAGTCCCCAAAGTTCGCATTCAGTTATAGTTAACTCACCCTCTGGAAATAGGCTAGGCCTGACCTCGTACAAGAACTTATTGTTCTTCTCGCAAAGCGTCAAGGCTAACTTGATTTCACTTTTTTCCCAGAGGATTTGCGCTTTCCCGGCACTTGACCCTGACCCGTCAGCTGATTAATCTTATTCGTTGCCTTGTAGAACTCAATCGGATATGTCCTCGCGAATCTAGCTGCCATACCCTCATCAAATTTAGGTTCAACGCTACCTAACACCAGTGTCTCTATCCGAATTACAATCTCATTATGGGTATCTCCATCTTCCACGCCCCCCAACATCGCCTTAAATCCCTTAATGTTCTCAGACTTTGACTTACTTGCTATGGCTTCAATCATTGCCATTAGCTGATTCGTATTTGATACTGCGTCCTGTGCTATTGCGAACTCGTTCCCTGTTAGTCCCCTGACTATGAGTTTAGCATCTTCCTTACTGCCCTCGAACCATTCTGCCATATCAGGAACCAGAACCTCCCCCTCGCGGGGGGAGAATTCTGAGCTCATGAATTTGATGGCGTCAAACTTTTTAGCCATTATGTGAGAACCTCAGTACCTTCTTCACTGGCAGATATCGTGCATTCCGCATTGAGGACTCCATCAGCCGGCCATGATCTTGAAATACCGAACTTACCTTGGACAGGCAAATGCGGAGTATCATACTTATTCGGGAAGAACTTAAACCACAAGAGCATTCCCTTAAGCTTAACAACTGTGTCCGATAGGCCGTCCTTCAACTTGGCATTGAACCCACCCTGACCAATAGACTCAGATGAGGCTCCTACTGCCTTACCATATATCTGCTCAGAAGAAACTGAGTGTGTGACTTCAGGCGCCTTGAAGTTGGTTACATTCACAAGGTCGGTGAAGATAGGGTCATAAACCTTACCAAAGACCTGCTTAGGTATAACGCCTGTGTGGATTTTAGAAAGTGCAATGTCAAATACAACATTACCGTTGGCCATATCCTCACTGAATGTTGGATAATCGTACCTTTCCTGATGCTGATTAGGGGTATCAAATATCTCATCGGCGCTGATAGGAGCTGCCACATTACCTTTCGTGATAACTTGCGCTATCTCTATGGAGTCTGTCGGGATAAGAGGTGGTCCACCATTTCCGTCTCTTGTAGTGCTGAGAGATACACCCTCTGTACCCGTTACAACCGCTATGGCCTGAGCGTTGTCTACAGTAATACTATTTACCATGTAGTAATCAGCCGTGGATGCCCTTGTTATCCCATCACCTGTACTTGCCCCTACAGTCTCTTTTACTCCCGCCTGATAGGCTGTAGCAGCTGCCACATCTACCTGATCATTGGTGAGTCCAACCTCAGGTATTACTGCTCCACCTGTAATAAGACCATCAGGCCTAATATCAGGTTCCTTTCCTGCCACATTAGACAGTAGGGATGCGGCTGTTTCAAATGTCAGCTGATCTCCTGAATCACTGAGAGCTGCCATCGCCTTAAGCGTCTGACCATTCTCGATTTGGATTTTGGCTTTTGAGCCAGTATTTATTTGTCCACTCATTTTCTTATCCCCCTTTTGAAATTAATTTTAAACTAACCGTCTTCAACCCCACCCTCTTAAGCAACCATCTTCATACTGCTGTTCTTAACTCCTGCTATATCCCTGAGGGCATTAATAATGTCACGATCAAAATCTAATCGGAATTCCACTGGAACTTGTATAACCAGCCCTGTGTCTCTTAGAAGTGCATACTCCTTTTTGTTAAGTATTCTTGGCTGCCTAGCCTCATCACCTATAAATACACTAAACCGATCTCCTAAGGAGCCATCGGGTTTAGTGTTCCATACTCTCGCACCAACCTCCATAATCTCCTCCTCAGTACCCTTTATAGTATTCGTTCAAGGTTCTACTCCTCACCCTACGCATCACTCCTTTACAAAAATCACAGTTAGCTTCTGCGGGGCATAAGTCTGCCGGGTCTACATGTACTAACATAAAGCCCATCGCCTTATCAAAAGTACCATGATGCACCTCGATCACCCCGGCCTCTTTCTTAATCGGGTCATACGTCACCAAGTTAACCTTCCTTCTCGTATCCATAACTTCCTCCTATACATTTGAAATTAATTTCAAATTACTTAGATTTAGATTCCTTGGTCTCAATGACCCCCTCTTCCTTTAATACCTTCAGGAACGCTGTGGTCACTAGGTAACTCTTACCCTTGGTAAACGTCTGCTTACCTTTACCCTCGCCCTGTGGCTCCCCACAGTAATTCTTTTTAAACTTTGCTGTCAGTGATACTCCCATAATACCCTCCCTTATTTATTCTTCTGTTACATTATCCAACGGAACATATATCTTATACCGTTGTACGTAGGCAAGCACCTCAATAAAATGTGCTTTGTCTCCCTTCTTGGCCGGCTTCTTCTTAATTGCCAAATTCACCGGCTGCTCTAAAACGAAGCCCCACTCAATATAACCTGATGCTTCCCGGGGAGTCCTTATAGCTCTTCGTACCTTATCCAAGATTATAGTCGTCT